TTGCAAAATCAATCTCATTGCCTGCTCCAAGATTCAGTAGTGCTTGTGGTCCAAGTTCTCCAAGTGCTGCACCTATGCCTTCTGCTAAACTGCTTGCCATGTCGCTTTCTAAAAATTTATTAATGTTTTTAGTAAAATCACTAAACGCTTTGCCTAAATCGTTTGCTTCATCACCAACAATATTTAATGCTGTGTCTAGTTTTAGAGCAGCTACTAATTTTGCCTGTTCCTCTAATTCGAGTGTCAATGTCTGCAACTCTTTTCCTGAGCCTTGGACACCTTCAGTCAATTCATTGTATGCACTTTCAAAGTTTTCCCTCATATTATCTTGAGTGTTTACCATGCGCTGTTGCACTGTGAGTATTTCTTCTGCAACACTGTCTCCAAGTGCAGCTTGTGTTCTCAGTACATTACTGCTTTGTCCTACATCTGAGGCAACATTTTGTACCATCGACTGTAGTGTTGTCATATCTAAATCACCGCCATTGGCAAATCCTTGATTAATAAAATTAATTAATTCCTCTGCGCCGCCGCCTAGACGTGCAATCAATTCAGGAGCAAAAGCATTAGCAGGCAAGTCAGTAGCAATGCCATTGATAATAGCTTCACCTAGTGCTTTACCTCCCGGCAATTGACTGAGTGCTCCTGTCATTGCTTCGAATTTTTTACGAGTATCTTCGCTTTGTTCGCTGAGAAAGCTCTGTGCAATTACACTTTTCTTGGCTTCCATCTGTGCTTTAATTCGTTCTCTTACATCTTGTCCTGTTACTTTAGCCATAGCTTGTTGTTGTTTTAGATTTTCTAACATAGCAGCAGAAAATTGTTCTGTTGTTGCATTTCTAAACTGTTCTTGATTCATGCTATCACGTCTAATCTGTAACTCTTCTCCCAAGTACTCTGACATCTCTGCACTGGTCATACTAAATCCGCCAGCGGCTATAGCACCTTTTCTAAACTGTTCGTTTAATTTTAAAAATTCCATACTGCCGGATTGTGTGCTATCGCTAAGACTTCTGATTGCAGCTTGGTTGGTTGCAATAATTTTACTAAATTCCGTAAAGTCTAAACCAACACCTGCAAGTCTCTTGTTAACATCTAAAAAATTATTTCCAAAGTCTAATCCAAATCTACTTGCAAATCTGAAACTTTCACCTAGATCAATAGCAGCTTGGTTAGCCATTCCAAACGCAGTTGCAATAATAGTAGAATTAAGGCCTGCAAAGAATCCACTTAGTGCGCTGTTGAATGTGGTTGCACTTTGAGAAGATTTTATAGCTTGATTGCCTATATTTCCAGCACCTTGACGCATTTGTCTCATCAATGTTATATTGTCTTTTTCGTTGTTTTTATTGCCTTCTTGTATGCCTCTGCGTATTCCAGATAGTATATTATTACTTTGATTGCCTTCTTCTTTGACTGCACCTAGTGCAGCATTAAGTGATTTTTGTGCACCTAATAATTCATTGAGTGTGCTTTCACTAGCAAGTTCACTAGCGTTGACTTCAACACTCTGTCCACCAAATTGAAAATATATGCTTGCCATTAACTGCTCACTTAATTTAGATAAATACTTTTATACACAGTTATTTATAGGCGAAAAATGAACAATCCACTAGCTAATCACTTTAGACAAAAAGAAATCTATGTCAGACTGCCAACTCAAGGCAAATGGCTATCTAACAAGCCCAAACTCACCCAAGATGGCGAGATTGGTATTATGCCAATGACACTACAAGATGAAATACTACTGAGTATACCTGACAGCTTGTACAACGGAGAAAGTTTGTTTAAACTGATATCCAGTATTGTTCCTGACATCGCAGATCCTTACGAACTCAGTTTACCAGACTTTGATGTGATACTGCTAGCCAGTAGAGCTGCAACGTATGACAAAAAAATGAGTGTGGAAAGTTTTTGCACACACTGCAACGAACCAAACATGTATGAAATAGACTTGCCTAGTATTTTAAGCAAAGTTAGATTAATTGGGCAAGACAACATATTTGAAATAGACGGTTTGGTTTTTGAACTAAGACCTAATACAGTAGCCGCACTTAATACATTTCATATTAAAAATATACAAAGTACAAGTTTGCTGAGACAGTTACACAATTCATCTGATCAAGATAAACTTATACACAGTGAAGAATATCAAAATAACTTATCTATAGTAAGTGCCGCAAATATTGCGTTGATTGCCGACGCTATTGTTTGTGTAACAACACCTGACGGAACACAAGTTAAAGACATGCAACACATCATCGAATATGTCAACAATGCCAAACGTCATGTGATTACAAAAATCGAAGAGAAAGCAAAAGCATTGAACAACAATGGACTAAACAAAACATTTAATTTTACTTGTAGTCATGAAGAATGCTTAAAAGATTTTGAAGGTGCTATAGAATTTAACCCAGCTTTTTTTTTCAGAAATATATCCTAGCAAGCATAGGTGATGCTAGTAAAGTTGAAGAAATCATCCAACGATACGAAAATGCACAAAAGAGATTGAGAAGTCAAGTCAACAGCATTGTGATATATTCACAAGGAAGTTTTACACTTCAAGAATTATACAAAATGCCAATGCATTACATCAAAGAGATCGAAGAAGCATTAATTGAAAAGAACGAAAAGGAAAAGCAGATGATAGAACAAGCAAAGGGAAAGAATAGACAAACATTCTAATGTTTCTTCGAAGAGCTAACGCTCATCGTCATACTCATTTCATTTCGTATGATATTTCTTTCTTAGATATAATTTTTATTATGATTAGTTATTACCCTGTTTTCAGTCGCACTTAGCTTGTTACAGCCAAGTGCAAAAAAAAGCTAAAGGTCATTACCCCGCTCCAGATCGCTCCGTTATAGTGAAACCTAATATAGGCAGAGGCGGTCTTGCGCTACCCCTTTACTCACTGCTTAAGACGCAGAAACTCCAGATGCTATAACGTCAACATTACTGGATATCCGTGGGTTACAATGGCACAGTAGAGCCCACTCTTTTGGTTTGTTTTGCCTCAGCAAGATCCGACGGTACATATTACTACGCACAATCTCAATGCTTTTGATTAGGAGGCTATATTATGACTGGTGTCTATTAAGGGATTCTACGAGTGCCTTGGATCCGCCTACACGGACGTTTATGATGCCGTTGTAATATTCATCTGTTTCTAGCACTTTACGATCGAACTGTTCACGAGCTTCTAAGTAACTCATTTCACCTCTGCCTGTGCAGAAGTAAAGTATTTCTCTTGTAAAGTTCTCTGGGCCTAATTCTTTTACATCTGCGTTCAACTTGTCACTGCTTCCCCAATAGGTACGCCAGTCACTTTCTTTAGTTGATCGTCTCTTGTTCTTTTTGCCTTTGAGGGGGTTTTTAGTTACTTTAAATTGTGCCAGTTTTTTGCCAATGTACTTTTTGCCATTCGTGGTGTTGGTAATGAGATATACGAAACCTACGTATTCCTCTGGTATTTGTTCAATAAGTTTGCCTTGATAAGTCCATTGCATGTTAGTATATAGCAACTAGTATATATGCCGAACTTAGCTAATGTCAACCTAAATATACCTCTTTTTTAAGATTTCCCAAGTTTGTTGATATCCTCGGTCAATTTGATGAAAATGTGTACTGGCTTGTGCCGCACTATAATCATTACCGCCTGGGTAACAATTGTCTCCAAAGAAGATTGTTCTTGTGTCTGTATAGTGTTTTAGTACTTGACTTTTATCACAGCCAATGGGGAAGATATCTATACTGGTTTCTCCTGCTACTTGTGCTACAGCATCATCAAACATTTCATTGAACGCCAATGACACCAACTGTCTTCCGTGATGGTGTTGTTCCCATTCAGCATATCTAGCACGTTGATCCCAGTCTGCATTTCTTCCTACAATACTAAAGTTTGCAGTACCAGTTCTTTGTTCAATATGGTTACCAGTTTTCTCTGGATAATCTATACTGTCTACTTGTTGTTGTAAAAAGTCATATTGTTGTTGAGTGAGTGTCCATGGATTTTTATGGTGTTCTCGATCTCCGATAAACACATGATTGCCGCTACAATGATATACCCTTTCAAATGCATTAGTGAGCTTTAAACCAATCTGTTCTACAGTTTTTGGTCTGTCACTGCCTGTTACAATTACACATTGATGATTGTTTACAAACTCCAGCATCACTTGTTCAAACTTAGGATCTATTTGTTTTCTTGGATCAGTTAATGTACCGTCTACATCAAAAAGGAACTTCGTCATCGTTTTCTAACTCTTTCATTTGTTCAGGATACCATTTGTAAAGCATGTCTATTGGCATAGTGTATTTGAGTGATTTTACATTGATATACTTGAAAGATTTGTTGTAGTTACTGTTTAATGTAATAGTAGTAGTGCTATCATATGTTCCTTGATAGGTATCATCTGTGCTTATCAAAGGTGCAGTAACAAGCCAATCTTCAAAATCGTCATCGCCTTTGTCAGCTTTGTTGTTGAAACTGTTTATGTTGATATCGGTTATATTGTAATCATATTCGTCTTTAGGATTCATTTTGCTTTCCAAATAGTTTATAGAATACGTCTATAGGTAATATCTTTTTTGTTAGTAGTTCTTGCGGGTGTATTACTTTTTCTCTGATGTTAGAACCAAAGTCTCTTCGATATACTGTTTTGCCTCCGTCTGGGCTTTCAAATATCTTAGGATTACTCGGCATCTACAAACTCTGTATCTGTGCTAAACGTAGTAAAGCCACCTTCTTTGATAACTTGTAGTATTGTGTTTACACGACCTACTAGTTCATCTCTGTGTGAGATTAGGAAGATATTTTTGTTGCGTTCACGTTCAATCTTTTTGAGAACACTTAGTGCAGCATCTACACCATTTGTATCCATGCCACTGTCAATGAGTTCGTCAATAGCAAGGAAGTTTATGGGTGTGTTCATACTTTCAAACACATCTCTAAACGCCCAACTAAGGCCAAGTATAAGTCTGTTACGTTCGCCTCTGCTCAAGTTATCAAAGTCTAGTTCTCTGCCTAGCTCTGTGATTTCAACTGTAAGATCAGGTTGGAACTGCACCTCATGCGGTAATCCTAGTTTAGTCAAGTAGTAAGCAAGCCTGCTGTTTAGATACTGTAAGTTTTGTTCAATAATACGTTTGCGAATAAAACTATCTTTGTTTGTTAACAGTTTGTACAAGAAATCCTGATGATCTTTCATTACTGTTAGATCATTCATATTATCCCAATCAACTTCTTGTAGTCCAGTTTCTTTTAGTGTATCAACTTGTTCTTGATACATGTCAGTTTCGTTGGCAATACGTTTTGCTTCTGTTTTTAGATTATTAACAGTGTTTTGATGCTCTAGTGCTTCTTGTAGTGTGTTATAGTGTGTAACTGGAATTTGTCCAAGTTCTCCTAGTTGTACTAGTGCATCCTCGTATTCTACTTTGAGATTTGTATCATCGTCAATATGCTGTTGAGATTCTTTTACTGCTTCTTGTTTTGTCGCAAGAATCTCTTCGTGCTGTGCATCGTGGATACTTTGCCCGCATGCATAACATTGATGTTGTTCGGTTGCTAACAGATCTTTTTGTGCTTTTTCTAAACGCTTTTGTTCTCTAGTAATACTGTTTACTAGCTTTGTAATTTCTGCTTCTAATGTGTTTACTTGTGTTTTCTTGTCGAGGTAATCATTTAGTAGCGCATGATTGTTAAGCTCTGTTTGTATGTCTATCTTTTCGAGTGTGTTGACTTGCTGTTGGATACTTTCGACATCAGACGTTTGTTTATCTCGCCATATTTTTTGCCGTCGTTCCAGATCACCAATACTTTTTTCAATTCTGGCATTTGCTTCTTCAACTGCGTTAATTCGATATTCTTCTTGCTTGATTGCATCTTTGGTCAGCCTTTGCTGTTCTTTTAGTGCCTCTGCTTTTTCACTAAGCATTGTTATGCCCAGTAATTGCTCGATGATCGCTCTTTGATCATTTGCCCTCATACTGAGGAAAGGCTCTGTGTATGTGTTAAGTGCAACAATGTGCTTGAACATGTCATGACTCATACCAAACAGTTTTTCTATTTGTGCTTGAGTTTGACGATTCTCACCTTGTGCTTCGTCTTCGTCAACGTTCTGTTCGTTGACATAGTATTTAAGCACATTGGGCTTACGACCTCTTTCAATGCGATATTTTGTGCCTTCTACTTCAAAATCCAGTGTAACCAGCATGCTTTTGCTGTTTGTTTTGTTTACAAGGTTATCCTTGCGTATGTTAGTGAGTGCGTTTCCATATATAGCATAACTCAGTGCATTGATGATAGTGGTTTTGCCTGTACCATTACGACTACCATCTCCACCAAGGTCTAGGTTATTGCCCAACACCAGTGTTAGACCGTTGTCAGTAAAACGCACAGACTGCGTTACATTACCAACACTCATAAAATTCTTTACGGTAATATTGTTAAGTGTAATCATAGGGAATTATAAATGTCTACTAGGATCTTTTTGTTTATCATTTCGCTGTCTACAGCGTTTAAACTATTGTACACTATCTGGTCTACATTCTCAACCTCGATATCGTCTACAACTTTCCAATCCTGTGCATGCTCTTCCTTTTTGCTGGGGATCAACGCTATCTCTCTAACGTTGTACTGTTGGCTGAAAGTTTCTTTAATAAAACTTGCTTCTTCGTAACTGATATTGATATCCAATGTAGCACGACAATATGTGTGTTCATTTAGAATCTTTTCAGGTTCATCTATTAGTCTACTCAGAGGCACAGTTCTATAGCGTGGTCCAGGGTAATCAATATACTCTGGAACGCCATTCCATTCTAACTTCATCATGCCTCTATCGTCGTCCCATGTGTCTGCATAGTTGTGACCAAACGGACTACCTAAGTAATGTACATTGCCCTTGGCTTGACGTTTGTGAAAGTGTCCACTAAACACATACTCTGGACCTTGTAGATGTTCTGCATTTAGACTACCGTGATCTGGCATTTCTACCATAGCATTCATTTTAAAGAACGGAAGTTCGAAATGACCAAACATATATCTACACTTGGTCTTTTGTAAATTTTTCCATTCATCTCCTACTAACCAAGGCACAAGTGCAACGTCATCTTGCACTAACATATCTTCAACTAGTGTAACATTATCAAACAATCCTGCATATGGTAAACTGTTTAAGTCACGTTTCTCACGATAGTATAGATCATGATTACCCATGATCATATACACATGTTTGAATGCACGACTGAGTTTGCCTACATTTTCTACACTGTGATTGAGTGTACTAACGTTTACACTTGATCTGTGATGATGCCAATCTCCAAGAAAGATGCAAGTTTCGCAATCTTCACTTTGTTCAATGAACCAATCTACAAAGTCAGCACAATCTCGATTGTGTTGTTTGCTGTTGTTTTTGTTGCCAAAATGTATGTCTGTAAAACATGCGGCTCTATTAAAGAATGTCATGGGTCTCCGTTCAAAGAAGTTATAACTTCTCTTATACTACTGTCGATAATTGAGGATGTCAACCTATATGTTGAAGCCGTGTTCTTTGCGTTCTTTGTCGGCTTGTTCGTCCCATTTAGCACGTTCTGCCATTTCGTGTTCGATTTGGCGTGTCCAACTGGGCATTTGTCCATTTTGTTGTAGTAGGTCATCTCTAATGTTTTGATTACGCTTTTCCAAGTTCAACACTCTTGTAAAACTGTTGGTAACTGCGGCTGTGTAGTAAGCAAATGGGTTTTGACTTTTAAGTTCATTGAACTGTAGTCCAATTTGACTTAGTTGTAGCAGTGCATGACTGCGCATTTCGTCTACATATGTATAGCCACGCCAGTTACTGCGCATACTGTAACGTTCACACAGTTTGATATACATCTTTGCTAGATTGTTTGTGATCTTGCCATGCTGTGTATTAAACTTTCCGTTATCAAATCCACCTTCCCAGTGACTTCTAACACATTCTCTAAGCTCACCATTTACATATGCATAGTGTTTGAATGGAGGGAAGTTACATTTGCTGTGATGATCTGCCACAGTTTTAGGCTTGCTTTTTCTGCCAGGATCTAGTGGTACATGATCAAATGTCATTAATCTAAACACAAGACTTTTTTCGTCAATTGTGTCTGGGTCTACTTTGTAACTGATTTGTTTGGGTTTTTGACTAGCTTTACGAGCACCATCATACCATTCATGGAATGCAGCTTCGTATGCTTGCACACTCAATTGATGTGCTCTATTTTCTTTAGCTAACTGTATAAATTCTGGATTATTAATATCTTCAATGTTTTCTACTATTACATCAAATCTTGCATACTCGTCGTCTATAACACTACAAAAGGTAAGTTTACTTTTGTGTATCTCTTTGAGCATGTCTTTGTTGTTTAAATAATTTTGTTTCCTCATTGTAGTTCCTTATTTTCTATAGTATAATGTCAATAAACTAAGATGTCAATCAGTACGCATTTAATTCAGCTATAAATACATATATAGGAGAATCCAATGAGATATGTACAACTGACAGAAGATGTGGCTACGGATATTGCTGTTTTTTATGGCGGTAGATTTCAGCCTATGCACAAAGGTCATCATAAAGTTTATATGGATCTAGTGGAACAGTTTGGTTCCTCTAACGTATTTATCGCTACTACAATAGCCAAGAATGCAACACCTGAAAAGGATCCATTTAGTTATGAAGAGAAAACTGGCATTATGCAAAACATGTTTGGTATACCTGCTAAACAAATTGTACAAACTAGTCCATACAGACCTGATGTTAGTTTAACAGGCAAAGACCCTGCAAACACCGCAATTGTATTAGTGTTCAGTGCCAAAGATGCAGGAAGACTAAAAGGCGGAAACTATCTTAGAGATTATGAACCAGGAGCACAAATGGTTCCAGGTGACCAAGCAGGATATATACTAGAAGTACCAATACAAGAAGGTGGCATGAGTGCTACTGATTTTAGAAACGCAATGAAAAATGATAGTCTAAACGATAATCAAAAGATGATGAAGTTTAGAGAATTTTTTGGAAGTATTAATCAACAAGTGTACGAATTTATTAAAGGAAAACTAAATGGCAGTGCTAGCTGAAAATAGAGCGAGACTTACACTTGCACCTGGCGGCGCTTCTCAGAGAAGTTCTCGCAATCAGTTTTACTTTAATGGACCGGCGAGTCCACTGAGGCAACACAATGGTATACTGTTTCCTTATCAGCCTGATATAACTTACAGTCAAAGTGTAAACTATAGTCCTTATGATATGACACACACCAACTATACATTTAATGCTTATAGAAATACACCTAGTCCTACTATACAAATGACAGTACAATTTGCAAGTATTACACAAGAAGAAGGCGAGTACACACTTGGTGCGCTACATTTTTTGCGTAGTGTTAGCAAGATGTTTTTTGGCTTAAATGATCTAGGAGGAAATCCTAGTTCAGGTACTCCTCCTCCCGTACTGCGTTTTAGTGCATTTGGAGAACAACAATTTAACAACATACCTGTTGTATTAGAAAGTTTTAGTACAACATATGATAGTGGTGTAGATCTCAAAGATATTAACGGAACACAAGTTCCTACATTAATGAACTTCTTTATTGGTATGAGCATACAAATTAATCCTGACAGACAAAAGAATGTGTATAGTACACACAATTTTATCAACGGGTCCGGATATAAACAAGGATTCATTTAATGGCAGTTGAATACAAAGCATCAAGCAGTTATAGTAATACAAGTGTTAACAGAAAATACTTGGATCTTTTTCAACCTGTAATTGTACAAGACGAACTTGATCAGGATCAGACAACAATGGTTATTCAACCCAAGCATCATAAGAGACCTGATTTATTAGCATACGATTTGTATGGTAGTAGTAGACTATGGTGGATATTTGTACACTATAATAGAGATACTATCAAAGATCCGATTATGGACTTTAAAAGTGGAACAAAGATTCAAGTACCGAGAACATATAAATCATCAGGAAACAACTGATGCAATCAATATACCAAGATAATGTCCTTAACACATACGACAGCTACACATACAAATGGACCATGTATATGGTACATCCTGTTAACGCACATAAATTCGAAGCTAACATTGCACAAAACAATGTTGTGGTGATTGCTGAAAGTGGTGTTGAAAGTGAAATAAACATACAAAGTGTAGAACAGAATCTTGTGCTTGCTTTTAAAAAAGCCAAAGATCGTAATGGATTAGCAAACATGTTTGTGTTTAATCTAGTAGAACCAGGCGGAGCTACACTTTTCAACAGAATATTAGAAGGTGCAAGACGACTTAGAATAGAAAATCACTTGCATGCATGTTTCCTATTAGAACTTCGATTCGTTGGCTATGATCAAAATGGTAATGCTACTAATAATATTGCAGGTCCTTTTTACTACATGACCACTATGACCGGTCTCACATTTGATTACAGAGAAGGCGCGACACAGTATACAGCTAATCTAGTAGAAACACATCAAGATGCTTATAAAACACTTAACTTATACACCAAGCAACAACTCACAGTGAATAGTGTAAACACATTTGGTGAATTTTTACAGCAACTACAAGAAAAAGTAAATGAACAAGAAAGAGAAAGTACTGCACTTAGTCCAAGTAAACTTTTTAGTACGTTATATAACTTTGGTGCAGTAGACGATACAGCAGAATGGCTCAACTGGAAATTCGGAGCCTCTGCCGCCAGTGGGGACACCAGTCTAAAAAGCACCAGTGTCACAGGTGACGGCACACTTACATTTACTTTTAAACAAGGCACAGGTATAAACACAGCAATTGTAGTAGCTCTGATGCAAACAGATAATTTTAGAAAAATGCCTACATTCGAAGGAGGCTTCCACAAAGATAATGCAGATGATGGAGAAGCAAAAGCACCAACTTTTGCAGAACTTAGCAGTTGGTTTATTTTTGATAACGATACAGAATTTCTAAGATATGATCCAGTAGCTCGTTCTTATCAAAAACGCATCACATTTAATCTCAAAAAGTTTGCAACACAAGAATTAGTACATGATGCAATCAGTTATGAAAATTTAATATTCAACAAAAATATTCAAGAAGACAGACTTAAAAAAATCATCAGAGAAGGACTATTACGCAAACGGTTTGACTACACTCACACAGGATTAAACACAGAAGTCTTAAATTTAGATGTTAGTTTACACAACACTTATTTCCAACTTCAAGCTATTAATCATGGTAAAACAGAAAACAGAGCACAAGGATTTGCTGGTATGAGCGAAGATCAGCAACAGTTGTCTATACTACAAACTGATGTGCAAGAAATAAAAGGTGATCTTAATGCACTGAATGCAAGAAAAAACATACTAACTAAAGAACTAGAAAATTTAGATGAATATCAACTTGCTAGTGATGTAGGCGGGCAACAACAAGAACTTGCAGAAATAGATCAGCAAATACAAAAGAAAGAAGAAGAATTAAGTTTAGCTTTGATAAGTGCAACTGAGTTGGAAAAAATACTTAATCAAGATATTAAAGGATCTAGATTACCGCCTGTTGCAAGAAGATACATAACACAAAGTGAAGTTAGAAAAAATAATAAAGCATTTGAGCAAAAAGGCGAAGACATGCCCACGGTGTTCGACACAGGCCCTGTCACAAGCAATGCTACTGTAGGACCTGATGATGGGGATACCGCAGGTGCTGCAATGTTGGGTGCAGTTGAACTAAATTTAAACAGTTTAAGTGACTTGGTTCAACAACAAATACAAGTTAGGGGAGATCCTTATTGGTTGGGCAGACCTAAGGGATCTGAATCGAGACTGGACGGAGCACAATATACCCGCGGCGGCTGTAACTATTTTTTAAATCTAAATTTTCCAACGTATCCTGATCACCAATCAGGATTAATGGATATCAGTGAACAAAACTTTGGAATAATTGGACTGTATCGTGTTACCAGAGTTGATGCTAGTTACAGTGATGGTCAATTTACAATGACACTGGATGCATTCAGAGATACAAACACTAATATTGGGCTAACATATGATATTCTTACTACAGGACTTATTGAAGAACAAGACACAAGAACACAAGCTGAGCGTTTTGCAGCCGAAGCGGATGCAGAAGAACCACCAGAAGCTGATTTTGGTGCAGGCGATGATACAACTGGAGATGAAACAGCTCCGCCAGCTAGTGCTGACGGCACAGGTGTAGTTACAGAAAGTCAATCAAGTGTAGCCGCAACAAGAACATTACCTATCGATCCTGAACTAAAATCTATACTAGCTAACGCCGGCGCTGCCGCTGGCGTAAATGTTGATGTTCGCAGTGGTGGACAAGATAGTAGCACAGGCTTTACAGGAAGTTCTAGACACAACAACGGAATGGCAGCAGATGTAGCACTCAGAGATAGCACAGGAAGAAGATTAAGTTTAGACAATCCAGCAGATGTTCCTATCATACAAAACTTTATAGCGCAAACCAAACGTTACGGTGCTACAGGTATAGGAGCAGGAAATGGCTACATGGGAGACAACACATTTCACATTGATATAGCTGATAGTGTAGGACAAGGAGCTCCAGGATACTGGGGAGGACAACTAGACAATGGCACATATAGAGCAAGAAATGCACCGCCTTGGTTACGAGATATTTTTATAGGATAAAAACATGAGAAGAAGTGGATTAAACACATTTGCCCAAAGAGTTCCTGACAATTACAAAAATAAAGGTAATGTTTCAGGCTTTAGCAATTTTGAAGGATTGTATATTGGAAAAGTTATCGAAATTGTAGATGATAGATATGAGGGTTATTGTTATGTTGAAATTATAGGACAACAACAACTATCTAGCACTACTGGCAATCCTGAAGATAGAAAAAATTATGTCAGATGTAGACGAGCCATGCCTTATGGCGGTAGCTATCAAGCCACAGATCACACAAGAAGCTATGGTATGAGTACACACCCGCCTGCTCCTGGAACAGAAGTTATAGTTGCATTTACAACAGAAAATCAAGAAGGCATTATACTTGGAATTCTAGCAGATACAGGAAGAAACAGCAGTTATCCTGACAATGCTGCTGGTTTTGTACAAGGCGAAGACAATTCAGTTGCTCCTACATTTGACCAAGGCGTAGGCAAGAGGCAAGAAAAGAACACTAGACCTAGACATCCTCTTGCTGGTGCATTAGGAAAACAAGGACTACAGCTAGACAGTGTTCGAGGACTCAGCAGTAGCAGTGCTAGAAGAGAATCACCTAGTAATGTATTTGGGTTTAACACTCCTAGCGGTCACAGTTTGGTACTTGATGATGGTACAGTAAGTAAAAGTGAAAGAAGTTTAAGTCCTGATCCTAATAGACAAGCAGGTAATAGTAATTTAGTGAGACTGCGCAGTGCTGGCGGCGCTCAAATGTTGTTCAATGATACTGCTGGTATTGTTTACGTAATTAATCAAGCAGGCAACAGTTGGGTACAACTAAGCAGTGATGGTAAAATTGATATCTACAGCCAGGGTGATATTAGTATGCACACTGAAACAGACTTTAACTTGCATGTAGGCGGCGATTTTAATTTAGATGCCGAGTGTGTGAATATTAAATCCAGAGGCGATTGTGGAACAAAATTTGAAACTGTTACAGGTGAGTTTAATTTACACAGTGCTAAAGATATTAAATTCACCACAGACTTAAATCATCATCTAGTTGCCAAAGGCACAAGTAGAACAACTGCTCCATTGATAGACTTAAATGGTCCTGCTGCAACGGCGGCAACAAAGACCACAAACAACAACATTACAGTCAACAAAACAGTAAAGCAAAGTATTACTAGCAGAGTTCCAGAAGCTGAACCTTGGGGAGGGCATGCCGAACAACAGACTCCTATTGCAAGTTGTGCAAGTACTAATCTAGACCTTAAAGGTGTTGACATAGATCTCAGTAACATTAATAATACTAATAAAGATTCTAGCAATCGAGTTGGACGTAGATCTGGTTCTGGAGTAACAGACGATGGTTTTGACAGTAATGCAAAATATCCATCTTATGCACCTCCAGGCACTACTCCTAATTTAGATGACGAAGATTCTGAAAATGTGGGAGTAGCTGTGGGAGCATTAGTTGCCGAGGAAGAACTGAGATTTGGTACGACACAAGATAATCAAGTATACGGTACTCTCAGAAGTGCTACACCTGAAGAACTTAATGTTAATCCTAGAAAAGGGAGACCTTTTTAATGGCACTTGAACAAGTTGATAGAAAGTTTCAAATTGTATGGGAAGATTTTATTGTACAAAATACATCATTGTACAATACTCAGTTGCTATTGTCAGATTTGACTGCAAGTGACGATTGTAAACTTACTGCACTTAATTTTAGTAGATACAACGGATATGTTGGCACAGGTTACGGAGAAAGTTCAACCAGTGATGGTGTAACTGAACAACAAGCATATGATATTTGGGACAGTGAATTTAATAGATATCAAAAAATTGTAAAAAAACAATTGATTTCTAAAAATATTGTGCAAATGAGCCAAACAATGTATGATGCGCTTGTGTTGTTCAACTGGACAACAGGCAATTTATTTTACAGCAATGCTACTGAAGGTCAGTACAACATGACCAACGCAATTGTAACAAAAGACACAGATACAGTAGCAAACATGATGTCGAGAAGTGTTTTAAACAAAGAAAAGTGTATGCGTTGTGCTAGTGTATTGAGGCTTGCAGACTACGGAAACAATAAAAACAGATCTTGGATGCGCACCAACGGCATATACTACATGAGAGATCAGAATGAAAAGAACTTGCTGACTGACGCACAACTCAAACGTGCAAGATTTGCATACTATGCAGAGACACTGAAGTTTTTACCATTTACTCCTGAAAGTATTAAACGAGACATTGCCAAACGCTACAATAAAACCCTTGTCAATCAAACATTCACATACAGCGGAACTAACACCTTTACTATGGATACTAATTTTAGCATGGATCCAATTGAAAAACTAGAAGTAAGACTCAACGGAGAGATACTAGATCACTTATTTGATTTTACAGTGAGTGATTTAGTTGTTACTATCACAAAAAACATGACAAATGGCGATATTATACGTACTCAGATCAAAATATAAAAAGTAGCAGTTAATTTTGCCATAAATATTAGTATGGCAACATACATCGGATATAGCACAATAGACACAGTCACAGGCAGTAAAACATTGGAAGATGTTGATATTGCAAAACGTGACTTGATGAATCATTTTTACACTCGCAGAGGCGAACGTGTAATGAATCCAACATTTGGTAGCATACTACCCGAGTTGGTGTTTGAACCACTGGATTATACAACAGAAGCAGAAGCACTAGACGATGTGAACAGAATAGTGACCAACGATCCTAGATGGAAAGTTATAGAAACACTATTGAACAAGCCCACCGAGCATACACTAGAAGTGCGTGTGAGAATGGAATATATTGATACAGGAACAGCAGAAGAACTGTTGTTAACATATGTAGGTGAAGAATAATGGCACAAGGCGCAAGACAGAGCAGTTTATTTGCTGCTGAAGATTTCAGCGTAGTGTACGAAAGTTTTAGTGAAGCTAATTTTCAGGCTTATGACTTTGAAACTATTCGTAACGCTATGGTTGATTATATTAACAACAACTATCCAGAAAACTTTAATGACTGGATCAACTCAAGTGAATTTGTAAGTTTGTTAGAACTTATGGCTTTCTTAGGTCATAACTTAGCATACAGAGCAGACTTAGCCAGCAGAGAAAATTATCTAAGCACAGCAGAACGCAGAGAAAGCGCCTTACGTATTGCTGACTTCTTAGGATATACACCTACTAGAAATGTTGTTGCCAACGGATTTTTAAAGATAGACAGTGTGAGAACAAACGAACCTGTGTTTGATGCAAATGGTAATAGTTTAGCAAACATATCAGTGCAGTTTGATGACACAACTGATCCCAACAGTTACAAAAACTTTTTAACTATTATGAACAGCATGTTTCAAAGCAGTAGTCAGTTTGGATCTCCTTATAGTAAAGTTACAATAGGTGGCGTAAGCAACGAAATTTATAGAACTAATAGTGTAAACAATTTGTCGACTCGTAACTTTCAAAACAGAATCAACAACAAAAATACAACTTTTAGTTTTTACAGTAGTAAAACTACTTCACAGAACACAATAATTGAAAAATCACCTGACCCGTACAGTGTTGTTGACTTGCTATACAAAAATGATAACAGTGGTAATAGTAGTGCAAACACAGGTTTCTTTGTAGGATTCAAGCAAGGTGCAATGGAATACAAAGATTTTAATATTACCAATGGTTTACCTAATATGGTACTTGATATTAATGTAGACAACATTGCAAATGGAAATATTTGGGTACAAACAATCGACGAAGTAGGTCAAGTACAGAAAACTTGGACACAAGTTGATAAACTATTTGGAAACAGTGCTATATTCAATAGTACTAGTAATGCTATCAGAGATATTTACAGTGTTGCAAGTAGAGAGAGTGATCAAGTAAGTATTGTTTTTGGAGACGGTTCATTTGGTAATATTCCACGTGGTAATATCAGAGTTTGGTATCGCACAGGACTAAATGAATCTTATAGCCTTAATCCTGATACATTTAATAGTACAAGTATGAACATTGATTATCAAGGAGCTGACGGTAATACATACAATGCACTTTTTACTCTCAGTTTGAAAAACAATGTAACCAACGCTAGTGCAAGAGAAAGTGTTGCTAGTATCAAAGCCAATGCTCCAAGATTCTTTGCCGCACAAGACAGAATGGTTACTGCTGCTGATTACAGTATTTTTCCTGTAACAGTAAGTGAAAACATTCGCAAGATTAAAAGTATTAACCGTGTACACAGTGGCCATAGTAGATTCCGTGATTTGTATGATCCTACAGCAACCTATAATGATGCAACACAATACACAGACGACGGATATGTGTATGAAAATAATGTGACCAATAGAAGTCTTGTTAGTTTGCCTAACTCGTTGAACGGTGAACAGATTTATAAAAAGTATATCAGACCAATGCTGGGCAATGCAGAAGTTAAAAACTTTTACTACACAAGACAAGGTTACACAAGCACAACGTTCAATAGCAATTCAGATTTTAACAATACAACAAGTGGTATTGTGTTTAGAAATGCAACAGAAACAGACATCACTGGAGTATTCCGCTGGAACCAAGTTACAAAAGCAAGCGGAAGTAGCAGTGGATATTTTACCAAAGACAGTATTGTACAGCGTACAGGACTTGTACAAACCAACAGTTTGAAAAAGGCAAGTTTAAACAGCTTGGTAGAATTTATTAGTGCGCCTTATCAGATGGGGTATGTAAAAACTATCACAGTAGTAAACGGCGGCACAGGATACACAGGTATTCCCACAGTTACAGTTAACGGTGTTGGATCAGGCGCAACAGCCACAGCCACAGTTACAAGTGGCGCAGTTACAGCTATTGCAATTACCAATGCAGGAAGCGGATATGAGAACGGTACTACAGTTACAATTACAGGCGGCGGCGGTAGCAATGCTACTGCTAAAGTAACACTAGCTGACAGTAACACACAATGGGTCAAAGTTGATAGACTTTACAAAGATGGCTTGGGCGACGACACAGCAGACGGTATTCCAACAGGAAATGACAACACAGGTAAAGGTGCTGTAGTACTGAGTGGTGTAGTAGAAGATGGTGCAAGAGTTAGACGTATTGTTCCTGTGTTTGCTAAAGATTTTACAGACACAATCAAAACACAAGTTGTAAACAAGATAGATTCAAAAGTAAGTTTTGCACTGAGATACAACAGCGATACACAACAATGGCACATCATTGAAAGTGGAGACATTCCTGCTAACACAACCACACTTAATGCAGTAAGTAGTTGGAGTAGACAGTACGAAGGTAATACGAGCGGTACTGGCATAGACAACAGTTGGCTTATACGCTTTAACTATAGCAGTACACAGTGGGAAATACTTACTCGCAAAACACAAATGGTATTTGGCAGTAGTGCTAAACTTAAATTTAGCAACTTAAACTTCAACAGTACATTCAGCAGTGAAACACAAAAACCTTTAAGAGATTGTTTGAAAGTGTTGAGAATAAATCCTGTTAGTGAACTAGATTCAACTGCTTTAGGCAGAGACTATAAGTTTAATTTGTTTGGATATTTTGTATATCAAGATGGCTACACAGATCCTCACAATGTGAGAGTTACACTTGCTGATCCTAACAACGGAGACTATCCTACTAATCCAGAAGCATTCAACAATGTATTAGCTGGACAAACTATTAAACTAGGAACAAAAACTGTAGACGGATTTGACTATGTGTGTTATGATGCCAATGGTACTACAATTGTAAACGGTAAAGCTAATTTGCACACACAGTATGACAGAATCAGTGACATCAACAATGTAATTGATCCTGCTATCACAAACATTGTGGACACATATGTATTGATGTCAAGTTATGATAGACAGTTTAGAACTTGGGCAAAATACGACGGCAGAACAGAAACTAAACCTAATCCGCCGACTATCAGTGAACTTACAAACATGTTTGAAATATTAGAAAATAAAAAGAGTATCAGTGATCAGGTTATTTACAGACCAGTTAAGTATAAAATACTATTTGGTGATTTAGCCAGCAGCGAACTACAAGCTAGATTTAATGTAACCAAAACTGCAAACAGTACACTCAGTGACACTGAAGTGAAACAGCAGGTAATAAGACTTATCAATGATTACTTTGCTGTTGAAAACTGGGACTTCGGTGAAGACTTTTACTTTACTGAAATGGCAGCATATATTCACAATAACATGATTGGCGAAATAAGTCAAGTTACAATTCAACCAGTTGGTAATAGCACAGACACCAAAGAACTATTCGAAATAACTAGTGCAGGAGACGAACTATTTCTTCCTGTAGTTGAAGCATCAAACATTATTGTATCTAACAGTATTGTTTCCAACAGCACAACAATAGCTGAAAGCACTGGAGTATCCTACTAATGAGCGAACGCAGTCCACGACCTATAAAGGCACCGATGATCACAAGACCAGGTGAGTCTAACGAACACTTTGGTACACGTAATATCTCAAACTTTTTACCAGAGATATTTCAAACACAGGTCAACAGACAGTTTTTAGATACTACTATGGAGCAATTACTCAGCAGTGGTAGCTTACAGCCTATTAGGAATTATATAGGGCAACAGTATCTTAAAAATACTGTAGCTGACAACTACATCATTGATGATAGAAGCAATGACACATATCAGTTTACACCTGGACTTGTAAACAAAGATTCAGATCAAAACATACAAGGTGCAATGCCTTATGATGATCTTATTAATGCAATGAAATTTAATGAAGTTGATGTCAACAATCACAATAAGATACTAAATGAAACTGCTTATACATTAGACTTGCCAATTAACTATGATATGTTTATAAACTATCACAAGTACTTTTGGCTGACTGATATTCTTCCGCCATGTAGTTTAAGTGCAGTGCTTGCTAATCCTATTGACATTGATACTATTATTGGCAGAACTTCTTATACTACACCTACACTAGTGAATGGTAAAACTCTCACACTACAAAACGGTATGAGAATTCGATTTACTCAATCTCAGTTTACTGAATTTACACAAACAGTTCCTGGTAATACAACATTCACAGTGGGTGCTTATTCTAACACTGTAAAAGTTTTTAAAAATAATCTAATACAAACAGTTACAACCGATTATACATATAACACTAATACTGGATTGATAACATTTACTACTGCACCAGCAGTAAACGATGTAATACGAGTAACTAATTTTCATTCTTATAGTACAAGTGGGAATTATGAAGTTGACAGCATTTATATTGTGGATGGTGTAGGCACAGGTATTAAGTTAACTAAACAATACGAAGCAACTAGATATAATCATTATGCAAGACATTTTATTAATACAGCGATTTATGATACTCAGAATAGAAATGACTTTGTAGAAACTCCTACGACATTCAGCTTTGATCCTACTGATACGGATCAATACAAAAACACAAAGCGTGACTATGTTGTTGAAGAGAGATGGGCAGCAGATCACAGTGCATGGGCTAGAAGCAATTTATGGATACATGAAGATAGTGCGCAGGCTATGTGTGCATATCAAGATTTAACAGCTGGTGATTATATTGTTGATACATTCAGGGCTGTACGTCCTATCATTGAATACAAAGCAGGAATAGAAAAATATAACTTTGGTAAAAATCATATCTCATATGTTGATCATCTAGTAGAAGATAATATTGATCCAGCCACAGCTATTGTTGGACAAACAGATTGGGATTGGACTATTTCTGGTATTACTACTCAATGGAGTTCTGGCAGTGGTTACGAACCAGGCGACTTAGTTTATTTGTCAGTAAACAGCAACATCACTTACTATGAATGTATTGCCAAACACACTGATCCAAAAGACCCTTCGCAGTCACAGAATTACAATTTTTGGAAAAGGATTGTGCCACAAGCACTGCAAAATAATGATATTGTAATGTTCTTGCAAACAACCAACAGTGTTTATAATAACAAAATTTTTAGAGTAAGTGGTGTAGGTACCAGCATTGTTTTAACAGAAATTTATGGCAGCGGAAGTACAGCTATTAATACCAATGACAAAGTTGTGATTATCAATGGTCACAATTCAATGAAGTTTGGTACAACTAACGAATTATCAGAGCCGTATGATGGAAGTGAATGGTATTGGAATGGCAGTGCATGGATTTATGGACAGCAAAAAACTGCACGTAGTTTTGGTATGCTGGCACAACTGTATGATATCAACAATGTAAAATTAGACAATACTGCTACATATCCTAACAGTAATTTCAAAGGTGGTTACATTTTTGATTATGTTCATAACACAGCAAACCCAATAGATGCTGCACTAGGGTTTGGTGTCGATTATGTTGATTATGGTAACAGTCCGGGTATTAACTTTTCAGTTGATTTAGTAAACAAAAAATTCAAGTATACACAAAGCAGTCCAAACACTGAAAAGAGTCTTACACGATCAATAACTGGATACTATTATTATAAAATGTTAGATGGTACTGCACACAACGGATGGGTAACTATTAGAAATAGCCAGCCAGTAAAACGTGTAGTAAGAAAAACAATAACAAAAGAAACAGCAGGGCAAACACTAAAATTTGATCTAGGTCATAATAGTTTTGACAAAGACAAGTATTTTGTATTCACGAAAACCAGCGACGATAAACTTAAAGTAAGCAGTCAGAAAGATAGCAGTCTTACAAATAGACTAAATCTCATCAATGGCACATTACCTACACTGTTTATGAACACAGGAACAACATACACATTCCAAACACAATTTGCACAAAATCAAATTGAATTTGTAGATTTTGATGGCACAGCATTGGGCAGTGGGTTTACAAGAAGTTCTGGCACAGGCGATGTGTTTACATTTGCAATTGCAACACCAAGTCAAACAGCAATCAAATATCGTGTTGTTGGCACAACTAACAAAGAAGGTATAATTTATATCAACACTGTTAGCGATTATACCAACATCACAGTATACCGAAACAGAACAAAAATAAGTGCATACAGTTTAAGTGGCAACATTCTTAGCATCACAGGTGCATCAGCTATAGATGATATTTACGAAGTAGAGTATTATACAGAAGCAGATTATAGTGATACAGTAGAAGGGTCACAACTGATAGCTGACACACAAACACATAATGCGCAAAATTTAGATTTTGCAAATATCAGTTTTGGAGATCTAGTAGAACACATTAGACAACAGATGACTGGGATCCCAGGATTTACAGGCGATTATTTTGGTATTAACAATTATAGACAACTACCGCATGTGCATGAATTTGGCGGTACTATTAGACAACAGCCATACAGTACAGAACTAGTAAATCAATTATTAATGGACAAAGATACTAATCCATACAGTAGTATTAAGTTTAATGCCAATCAATACAGCATATTCAAAAAACAATTCAAACTCAAAGCAGCACAACTGCACAACACATTAGATATCACACAGTCTGTTTATACACTAGTGGATCGTACATTAGAAGCAATGTTTGTAGGTAAAAATAAAAGTACACTGTTTGCCAACAGCAATATGGCTATGTACAGAGATTACGAAAGTGCAGACTATGGTTGGAACAATCCTACAACACCTGTGTTCGATTTACCTGAAAGTGTTAACACATATGACGATGAACAAAATCATATACAGGTTTGGTTAAATGATGATGACGGTGCTGGAAACACCCGCTGGAGAGCTTTGATCAAAGATCAAGATTATACGCTAGGCAGTAACAAAATTACAGTGACAACAAACCCAACATTCCCATCAGGAGGACAAGCACAGTTACACGTAAGATGGTATCCTAGAGCAAGTGTTAGCTTTGTGCCACCTAGTGCAGTTAAACTAGGATTGTGTAAAAGTTACTTGCCTGAGCTACGCAGTGATTACAGCAAAGATAGCACAGGAACAGCCACAGATACAGTAATTGTTGGACATGACGGCAGTGTACATGTTCGCAATGGTACTGAACTATATGATAGAAGTAAAGCAGGATTTGATCCTGTAGATGCTGCTCTGTGGGATCTAGAGTGTAGAATTTACAACAACATACAACATACAAAATTAGATAATGTAAAAAGTATAAAAACTTATACGCCTAATGCACACAGAGCAAATGTATACACATGGAACAAATTCCAAGACACTGTAAAAAGCGAATTTAACAAATGGAAAGTAGCTAATAATGTTACTGCTCTACAAAGTGATACCTACTATGATGCTAGTGACAAATGGACATGGAACTACAGCGATGTAACTCCGGGTATTGGCGGCTGGAGAGGATTGTATCATTACTTCTTTAACACAGATAGACCGCACACACATCCTTGGGAAATGATGGGATACAATCGCAAACCTAGCTGGTGGGACGCAAACTATAGCTGGACAGATGCTACTGAAAGAGCAAACTTAATCAATGCACTCAAGTACGGTAAAATTAATAATCCAGCACTAGACGCTGTATATGATATCAATTACAGCTATAACAATTATGATTGGGCAACCAACACATTAGTAACAAATGCAGGTGTACTAAATGATCCAGACACAGCTGGTGTTGTTGCTACGCCAACAGATCCTGCTCGTGCATTTGAGTTTGGAGACTGGGGTCCGGTAGAAGCTGAATGGAGACGCAGTGCTGAGTATAAAATTGTAGAATTTTTAGCACTACTTAAAGCAAGACCATTGATTGCTACCAACAACTATTTTGCTGTCAATGAAAGAAAAGAATCTACTCTCAGTAGTTTCGATAATGCACAATTGTATAATGGTACTGCAAATCAACTAACAAGTTGGAATTCACATCAACTGAGTGGTAATATGCAAACTGGTAAAATTATTGAGGCTGTAAGAGTTGTCAATGGCGGTACAGGTTATACCAGTGCGCCTACAGTAAGTGTATATGATAACTTTGGACAAGATGCACAAATACAAACACACATCACAGGAGGTGTAGTTACAAGTGCTAGTGTGATCAATCCTGGTAAAAATTACTACAATAGACCAACATTAATATTAAGCACAGGTGCAGCAAAACTAGAGCCTATTCTAGCTGAAGATAGCAAACGCTACTTTATCGGTATGCAAAACAGTGTGATCGATTTTGCAAAAAGCAATAGTACAACAGTTGAAGAACTTCAAACTAGATTAGAAAATATGTCGTTTAGTACTGTAGCTAAAGCAGGCGGCTTTGTAAACAGCAATCAAAAATTTATGTTAGAAAGCAGTCAAGGCAAAGGTCGTGTATTTGTTCCAGAAGAAAACTTTAATACAATACTGTTTACAAACAGTCCTAATACTGAATACTTCTTTGGCGGAATTAAAATTGATAAAACAGCAAACGGGTATAAGATTGCAGGCTATGACAACAGTAAACTTACATTCAAATATTATGCTCCTGTAACCAGTAGTAATAAAATTAGTGCAGTTATAAGCAGTACTGAAGTGTTTAGATATACAGACTTTGAAACTGCTGAAAGTACATTAGATTATAATACAGAACTATCAAGTATACAAGAAGTTTATAACTTTATTGTAGGGTATGGTTATTATCTAAACACAATTGGATTTACACAGCAATGGCGTAGTGCTGCAAATGATTTTGTAACATGGGCATCCAGTGAAACAACTATTCAACTTAAAATTATTCCAGATAACACAAAGATCACAGTGCAAGATAGTACAAATGGATACTTTGATAATATCAATAATAGATATGATGGTATCTATAATGTTAACGATAGCAATGGAAATCAAATACAAACCAGCAAGTTGCTCATTGATAGAAATATATTAAGTCTTGACAAGGAAACAACATTTAGTGTAAAAGATAGTAGTGACGAAATATATGGAATAAGATTATACAAAACACAAGTAGAACATTTAATTGTGTTTGATAATATTACAAACTTTGATGATGTAGTGTATGATCCTGCTATTGGACAGCGTCATAATAGAATTGTGTGGCAAGGTACAAGAACCAAAGACTGGAACGGACGATTCTACAGTCCGGGTTTTGTAATCACTGATAATACAATTATTCCAAACTATGACACAGTTGCAAAAGAACTTGATCAATACTACGGAAGAACTGCAAATCTTAGCAATAGTCAAATCAGTAACGTTGCAAAATACAACAGCGGATACAATAAACCACAATGGGCAGATAATTTAGATATCGACGATGATACATTGTTTGAATTTGTACAAGGCAGTCTCAAGTATAAAGGTACCAAGTATGCACTAGATGCATTTGCAAGAAACAAAAGTTTATTTGATGCTGATGCTACGATTGACCTACACGAAGAATGGGCTATTAGAATTGCAGACTTTGGAGATACAAGAAGCAGAGATACAATAGAGTTTCAACTGACTCCAGACTTGCTTACCACTAGTCCTCAATCTATTAGATTTACAAAAGGTGAATTAAATGATACGCTTACAGATTTAACAATTGACGTTGATAGTAATAGTCCGTTACTTGTAACTGGATCTCCAGGCAACAACTTTACAACAAGAGCGGTAAACACTTATTCGGGCAGTACAGCTGATGAATATCACAGCGACTTTGTAAACAGCGGGTTACCACTTACAACAGAAACAGACTATCAAGTTATTAATAGACAAGATATGTTATCTCTAGTAGAAAACTCAAATGATACATACGACTTCAGCGGCAACTGGAGAGATGTACTACCTTGGGATCCTTATATTAGTTACAAATACAATGACAAAGTACTGTATGAAGGACGTAGCTGGGCGATGCTAGATCCAGATGGTAGTAGTGGTATTAGTACAGGCAACGATCCAATTGAAGTTATAGGAACAATTACACTTCCTACTGTGCCTGCAAGCGGTGGCACATTGGTGTTAGACAATACAACAGTAACACTATCTAAAACTTCTACAACAACAACACTTGGTGTTATTAACATTATTGGAACGCAAGATATTGCCAGCAGTAATGTTGTAACACATGGTAGTACAGTTGTACTAGGAGAAACAAGTGCGCTAGCTCAAACTATTACATTTAGCAATCCAGTAACAACTACAACTTATAATGATGTTGTTAAAACAGGAACTGTGAGTAATCCTAACTTTGTAGGCAGTGCAACCAAAACATTAATCATTGACGGACAAACAGTTACGTTTAATGATACTGTGGCAACCACAACAAATATTACTGCCCAAGCAGCATTGGAAAACGGTTTCAATGCAAACAGTTTTAATAATGCAGTAAGTTTAGCTACCAACAGGATCAATGCCTTAGAAGCATTGAGAACAGCATACATTAGTGCAAACAGCAGTAGTGCTTGGCAAACATTTATTACAACTTATTTTACAAATAATGCTGGTATAAATTTAAGTCAACTGTTAGTTGAACACGGGACCAGTCCAAGTTACGTCACACAGCTAGAAAGTTTAATTACAAATGATGTTGCTCTTATCAATGAGCAAACAGGAAACAGTTACGTAGCAAGTGCAGTAATTAGTGGCAGCACAGTAATACCAAACAGTGATATTGTAGCAACACAAAACGCTGTAGACAATGGTGTATACATCGACGATTTTGCTACATATGTTAAAGGTAATCCAAGTGTAACTCTTGCTACAACTACTGTGGTTGCTACACAAAGCGGTACAACTTTTAAAACTTATACTTTGGCAGGAATTGTACAAGAAATCAATGACGCAGGTATTCCCAACGTTGTTGCAACCAATACAGGTACATTTTTAAGATTGACAAAAACAACCAGTACACCTACTGTAGCATTTGATTTAACACTCAGTGTAGGAACTGCAAATAACGATGTAGGTTTTAGCACACAAACAGAAACAATTGCTGCAACAAGTAGTACCTCAACTGGCTTCCCTAATTTAACACTACAACAAACTGTTGATCAAATTAATGCTGCTGGTATTACAGGTATAACAGCAAGTATCAATGCAAACAACACAAACCTATTACAGATTAACAGCAACAGAGCAACACTGTACATAGGTAACGGAACTGCAAACAGTGTAATAGGTGTTACACCAGGCGTTACACCTGCAGGATCTACTACAACCACAAGTAACATAAGTCTTGATATTAACGATATTGTTGATAAAATTAATCAAGCTGGCATCAGTGGAGTAAGTGCAAGCAACAGTAACAACAGACTAAAACTGGTTAGTGTTAACAGTCAGTTTGTGATTGGCGCAGGATCAAGTAACGGTCAAGTGGGATTGGTTGCACAAACATACAACAGTGCAACGGTACAAGTTGGCAATGTGTTTAATGCTATTGTAGGCAGTGACAACAATCAAGTGTTTAGAGAAATGACAAATGATCCAAACATTTTTAGTATTCATATTGCAGATGACAGCGTTGAAAGCAACTACAATTTAGGATATCAAGTATATCAAACAATGGATCTAAGCATGTATGTTAATTACAGTTGTGCAGGAATTATTGATGCTGACGAAGCTGAAATAACTGTTGCAAGATACCCTAGTAATTTAACACAAGCACACAATTTGTCTGTTGGCGATTATGTGTTGATCAGAGGTAGTACAACTATTCCTAGCATTGATGGTATTCACAGAGTACACAAAGTAGACAGTGACAATGTAACCAAGTTTTATATTGATCAATATATTACACAAGAAGGCAGCGGCGGAAACATTTATCCTCTGCGTCCTGTGAGATTCAGCACTTTCAATGAACTAGACAGTGTAAAGAACAATCAAGTTAATGGTGTGTACAAATATAACTTTGGTGGTTTCAGACAAAACAACACATCTCAGCCAATATATGCATATGTGGACAATGACGGTACAAACAAAAGTGCAGTTTACAAATGGAGTGGGTTGTGGACCAATGCTAATGGACATTACAATGGAGTATTTGAAAAAGTACGCACAGGTAATACACAAGCAAGAAATGATTTAATAGAAAATGTAAAAATATACGATGCACTTAATAGAAGTAGTATTGCAAATATTGAGACATGGGATCCAGCAAAAGGCATTATATTTGGATTTGTTGACAAGGAAATCGATTATAAATTAGCAAGTGATATTGCCAGCTACAATTATAATAGTATCGACGGCGAAGTTGTAAACACTAGTTCATGGACAGAAGAATATGTTGGTGTGCGTTGGTGGGATATAAGCACAGCGATTTATTTAGATTACGAACAAAGCACAATAGACTATCAACAGATGAACTGGGGTAGACTTGCAACAGGTGCTAGTATTGATATATACGAATGGACACGTAGTCCTGTGCTTCCAGAACAATGGCAAGATGCAGTAGATGCAGAAATAGTTATCGATGGTAATGTTGCAAGTGGACAAGCACACTTTACAGTAGTTGATAACGAACGTATATACAATTGGACAGAGCAAGTTTATTACAATCCTAAAACACGTAGAAATGAAACTGTTTACTATTTCTGGGTAAAAAATAAATTAAGTTTCAGTGGTATAAGACAATACAATGTTACACAACTCAGTCAGATACTTGCCAATCCAGAAGCATTTGGATTGAGCTGGGCTGCGGCTAGTGGCAGTAGTCAACTGTTTTTGAGTAATGTAAGCAACTATGTAACCAAATACAGTGTAGTGCAGATTAACCAGCGTTATCCAGATAGTAACAGTATGCCGTTGAATGAATGGACACTGTTAGCAGAAAACGATCCTAACACAACTATTCCAGAATACTTGCACATTAAAATGCGTGATAGTCTAACAGGATTCAACAACTATTCAATTGATAGTACATATACAACTTGGGGTAGCAGCACAGTATATGCCAAAGATGCAGTTGTTAAAGAAGGTAATGATTACTATATCAGCTTACAGTCTAACAATCAGTCACAACAACCAAGTTTAGACACAGATATGAGTCACTGGAGTAAAATTTACGATTACAGTTTTGTAGACGGAACACAAGTAGATGATATACGAATTTGGAGAGGACAACATGTTCCAGATTTAGATTTACACGAATACAATCGTTACGGTCATCTTGTGCGTCCAAGACAAAGTTTGTTTAGAGACTTAGTTGAAGCAAGACACAACTTCGTTTATACAGTAAACGATATGCTGAGTCAAGTAAACGTTGTAGACGAATTGCAAAATTGGGAAGATACATTTGAAACTACATTTAGCAGAGGCGCAGTAACATATGATGTTAAAGACTATGTAAATTTAACAGACTTTAAACTGATAGAAAAGAATTCAGCAGGCACTGTAACATATAGATTTGATACAAACACTGTTCCTGACTTTGTATATGATTCGGATCAAGAATATTTGAATGCAGGCGAACCGCCAGAAGGCAGTTATGTTTTAATCAAACATGACTTGGGTTCAGATTTAGTTGACAGGAAAAAAATGTATCACTTTGTTGGTGGGACAGATAAACTTGTTTTCAAAGAAAAGTCAACAGTACAACTCAGTGAAGAGATGTGGTTACAAAGTAAGTTTGGACACGGGTTTGACAGTATGAGCTATGATCTTATGCCGTTTGACAGTGATAGCAGTATTGTAATAGGACATTTAATGGATCTATTGCGTAAAAATGTTTTTGTAGGCAGACATCATGTGATGTATAACAAGCTATGGTTTAAGTTATTATACAGTGCAGTATTACAAAACACCACAGACGATTTTGCATTCAAAACAACTTATGTTAGATTGCGTGTTAATCATCCTCTATTACTCAACAAATCAACTTATCAAAGATTTGGTGTAGATGTTGTTGAAAAATACTTTGACACAATCAAACCTTTCCATACAAAACTACTAGACTTGGTGGATAGTAACACACATGGTGAAGCTACAAACATCGAGATCGACGAGCAAAGCAGAAATACTGATATTACTATGGTGTATGGTGATCACACACTTAGAGATTGGGCATGTGATCAAGTGTTGCTAGGCGGCGACTTTACAAGTACACCCACTGGAAATGAGGATATTTCCACATTCACTACTCTTGACGCAAACTTAGATTACATATATAATGGAAATCTGTTTGACCAACCTGCGTGTGAAGGATGGGGTGAAGAACTTTACCCAACTGACTTTGTAGAAAACATTAGTATAGCAGTACAAACAAACGCTAGCGGAAGCACAGAAACCGCAGATACTAGAACTTATAGAATGACGCAATATCAACCAATGGACATACACATAAGTAATGTTATTGTTGATGCTAATAAAACTACAACCACTGCAAATGTTTCTGGTACAGATACAATAATTCCAGTAACAAATGCTGCACTGCTTGATGATCCAAACACTGTGTTTGGAAAAGGTGAAGTACCATGTGTGGTATATATAGATGGTGAACGTATCGAATACAACGCAATAAGTGGAAACAACTTATTGTTCTGTATTAGAGGTACATTAGGTACAAGTGCAAAAGCACATAATAGTGGTGCAACTGTAATTAACAGTGGCCCAACAACACGTATACCTACGCTAGAGAAGTTCTCTGATCACGGAGATAACTTGCGTATGGCATACAATGATAGCGGTGTTAGTCTTAGTGCCGCAGGAATTTCGCCCGAGCATGCATTTATAAGAAATGCGGGTCAAGGATCGATATAAATATTATAAATTGGAAAAGACTATGAGTTTAGAACAACATATTGAAACACCTTTAATAGGTATTGAAGGACATATTAAGATTTGGGATCCAGAGTCAGGCGAAGTTCTGGTTCGTAGACGCAACGCTGTGAACTACGAAAACATGAGCATTGCAATTGCAAATCTACTAGCTAGCGAAGCTGGATCAACAAGCACATACGAAGTAAGCACTATGCGTTTTGGAAATGGCGGGACAAGTATTGATGGTTTAGGTGCAGTTACATATAAAGCAACTAACACAAACAGTAGTACAGGTGCGCTGTATAATCAGACGTTTAGTCAAGCAGTTGATGAATCTGTTACAGGTAGCGCAGACAATAGTGTAGAAGCAAGTCATACTAGCCCCAACACATACAGCGATGTAATTGTAACATGCACATTGGATTATGCAACACCTAGTGGACAAGATACATTAGACACAGCAACAAATATGAATGGTACATATGTATTTGACGAACTAGCACTGTACACAGCCAACAACGATTTGTTGACTCACGTAATTTTTCACCCTGTACAAAAAAGTGCAAACAGAAAAATACAAGTTGTTTACACACTAAGAATAAGAAGTTCGTTTGCGGACTTATAATAGGAAGACGATATGCCATATACAGTAGATTATAGCGACAGTGCAAAGACAGCAATCGTAGTAAACGACGGTACAGTTGACACCAGCACTAGTTTAGGACTAATTGGTAAAAACTACACAAACTTCGGTGAACTACTCAACGAGGACTTGTTGCATCTGCTAGAAAACTTTAGTGATGCTAACGCACCAAGCAACCCCACTGAAGGACAACTTTGGTACGATACAGGTAACAGTAAACTTATGATATATGACAACGGTCAATGGTATCAAATTGGTGCGCCTGCAAGTACTACAAGATTTGAATATAGATATAGACAGGATACGCTAGGCACATATCACAACACAATTGAGTGTTTGGTAGACAATGTTATTGTTTGGATTTGTACAGATGATGCAACAGTATGGACACCACATGCCACTGAATATTTAGAAGATGGGTCAACTGCACTCACAACACAGTTTCCAACTATTCAAGCTGGTATCCAAATGAACAACACAACAAACTTTAAGTTTAGAGGTATAGCAACTAGTGCAGAATACGCTGACTTAGCAGAACGCTATGCAAGTGATCAGACTTATGCACATGGTACAGTTGTACGTCTAGGCGGCACACATGAAATTACACAAACACTACAAGAAGGTGATATTGACGTATTTGGAATCGTAAGTACACAACCTGGATTTGAAATGAATGCGGCGGCAGGTACAGACGAAACACACCCTTATGTAGCACTAGCTGGGCGTGTACCTTGTTTGGTAGTAGGTACTGTAGCCAAAGGAGATAGACTGGTAAGTAGTAATATGCCAGGACATGCAAGAAGAGCGCACCCAGCTGAACTTAACGATTATAGAAGGATCATTGGCAGAGCTCTTGCAAGCAAAGATACTGATGTTGCAGGCACAGTCGAAGTAGTAGTAGGAGCAAAGTAAATGGTAGTGTCTGTTGGCCAATTAGCAGAAGCCTCACACTATAATACGGTAGCAGAAGATGTCAACAAAGTTTTTGGTGACAAGTACAACACTGCGGCTGTAACTGATTCTAATAGAAAAGCAACCCATAAATTTGGTTGGGGAGCAGTAAACATCGACGATGCTGTTCCAATTGGTGATTTGATAACAGCTCAAAGACTGCAATATCTAGTAGACAGAACCAATGTAAGTGTAGATCATATCAATGTTACAGACAGTTTGCTTGTGTTTGCTGTTCCCACAGGCAGAGATGATGTTACAGTAAACACACCTATTAGAGCAGAAGATTTAAACATTGTTGAAAGCAAGTTTAACACAACTATACTTGTAAATGATGCACACACCACAGTAGATCCAACAAACGCAAGTGCGTTGAGTGCAACACCTACAAGTGGCGGCCCACTACAAAGAACCAATAGTTGGCAACATCAACTAACAGGCGAATACTACTGGGACTTTGACAGCTACAATCATTGTAGATATTTTTTTAACAGCGGCGGACAACTTCGGGTGAGCTTGTCAATGAGCGGTGGCAGTACAGCAGGTTACTACAACTGGGCAGATGTTATCAATGAGATGGGAACACTCAGCTTTACTTGGAACAATGTAATACAAAGTAATAGTATTACAGTTGGCACCAGTGAGAACAAAGGCGTTTATGACCTAACAGAGCTATATGGCGACGGTGACGGTGCTACAGATGATCAAGGACTATTGTTTACCAGTAGCGGTGTTACACTTAGTGGAACAGGATATGGTTACGGTTATGGTGCAAGCAGTCCATATGGATTTATTACTGGACCAGGTAGTTATCCAGCGTATGCTAACTTTTATGCAAATACTGCTTATACCAGTAGTTACAGTACATATAGCAGTTATCAGAACTTAAAATTTAAATTATACGGCAAATACAGCTTGAATGGAAGACGTTTACATTTTAAACTAGTACTAGATGATACTAGTTTTGATCAAGTAATCGACGGCACAGTTAGTGCAAGCCTCAGTTATCTTATGCCCGACACACTTACAAGAGGATCTGCAACGTTTGATGTAAACCCAGATCCAACAGTTGCTATCTCAGATGATTTCAATGGCGTATTTGATTCATAATACTTGACATCTGAGAATAGATAAATTATAATATAGCACATATAAGGAGAAACTCACTATGGATGAGAGACTTGAACGTGCGTTAGAATTTGCTAACTATCGCATTACTCTGAGCAATCAGAAAAGAAACATTCGAACTCGAATGCAAATCTTACAAACAGTACACTATAACAAAGGCAGTTTTCTTGCTGATCCTATAACAATTGGACTTGTAAGTGGTTTGCTAACAGCAGGTAAAACTAGTGCTGTTGTAGTAGATACCAAAGAAAATCCAATTGAAATTGAATATCTTCAAGAATTTTTAGAAACACTAATCGAAAAATACACAGAAGCCAGTAATGAATACAAGGTACAAATTGACAAAGTCAACAAAGCAAGAAATATTAAAAAACTAATGGATTGGTAGTAAATGGCAGAACCAACTAAAGGTGTTTGCATAATTGCTTACAATAACAATCAGTTAGACTATATTCAGTTTGCAAGTCTAGCGGCAGCTTATGTAAAAACACATATGAAAAACAACAATGTTACATTATTGACAGATCAAGGAACAAGTGATTGGATGGAAACCAGTGTTCCTGAAACATTACAAGACGCTTGTTTTGATCAAGTAATAGTACAAGATATTATTCATGAAGACAATCCACGTAAACACATGGACAGTCCGTGGACTGAGTTTAATGCACAGTTCAGCAACAAGAATAAAAACAATGTAGTAAACATAACTCCATATGATAAGACACTGCTAATAGACAGTGATTATTATATTATGAATGACTTTTATGATTATTTGTTTGATAGTGATGTTGGTGTAGGATTACACAGAGATGCAATTTACCTAGAAGGCCAAATGCCTTACTTGAATGAAATACAGTTGAATGAAGGCGGCATACATCATTGGTGGAGTACCGCTGTGTACTTTGACAAGAACAATTATGAATCGCAGATCTTTTTTGATATATGGGCGCACGTAAAAGAGAATTGGGATTATTATGCACTGTTGTATCAGTTCCCTCCAGCACTATTTAGAACTGACTTTTGTGTAAGCATTGCATGTCATATGATGAACGGATTCAATAACGGAAGTTTTGTACATGACTTTGGTGGAGTACCTCTACTAAACATGGATCAAAAAGATGACATTGTTGAAGTTAAGTCCGTTGACGATTGGATCATGCTTAGTCATGATAGAAAAGAGCCTTGGAAAAACATATTAACAAGGCTACAAAAGCAAAATATTCATGCTATGAACAAACGTGCAGTTAGCCGCAACAGTGAAGACATGTGGAAACACATAGGAAAGGTACTGAATGTCTAGAGGATTTATAACAATAGGTATTGATACTGAAGAAGATAGAATCAAATACAGCTATGCCCTTGCCTTAAGTATTAAACAGTGTGATCCCAACAGTGAGTTTTGTCTTGTGGTAGACAAAGATTCAAGCGATAAAGTTCCTACAAAATATCATCATGCATTTGATTATATTGTAGAACTGCCGTTTGGTAACACTGCATACAAAGATGGGTTTCATGGCATGAACTTGTGGCAACTATTACATTGTAGTCCATTTGAAGAAACAATTTATGTAGACAGTGACACAATGTTTAAAAACATAAACATTGAAACTCTATGGGATCAATTCGAAACTTATGATCTAGCAATTAGTCCAATAGCAAGAACATACAGAGATTATCTCACAAATAAAATATACAGATTTGAAATTGAAATGCACTACGAATTGCCACAATTATACAACAATCTTATCTATTTTAAAAGAGACAGTCAGCTTGCAATTGAATGGTTTAAGATGGCAGATCCAGTTTTTCAAAATTGGAGACAAGTTTATCAAACCATGTTCAAAGAAAAGAAGCCATTGACATTTGACAAAAACTTGTTAGCAAATATTACAACTCATTTGTGCGATATAGAAAATTTAGTAAGTTGTCCCATAAACAATCATTATGATTTTCATAACTTGAGTCAACGACATTGGGGAGATGATATTCCTGAAAACTGGACTGACATGCTCAACTACTGGTATACAGATCAACATAAACTTATGATTGAAAACAGTGTAGTAAACAGTGGAATTATTCACTACCAAGACGAAAACTTTTTAACCGAGGACATAATCGATGCAATTAAAGCCGTTGTTGAAATCAGCGATCGAAGAAACGCCTCCGCATAAGTTCTGTGTTTATTATGACGAGTGGAGCGGCGAGATCATACAGATCACTAATCGTCCCAAAGATAGTCGTCATCCTCATATAGAAACTCCTGATGAAACAGCCAAAAAGCTGATGATGGGAGAACTTAGTTTTAGCAAGTATCAAGTTGCACAGTTGGTTGATGGGCCTAGACTTATGCCCAAAGACAATGTGATTAGATTACGACAAGCAGAAAACGTTCTCAGTCAAATCGAAAGTGTAAAATTTGAAATACAAAGTGATATCAATATAATTTTCTATATCAATGATTGGAAACTTGAAATTAACTTTAGTCAAGATACTATGTTTAGAATGACAGGAGCAAGGGACAGTAGAAATGCGAGAATACAAAGTGATCAAACAAAACCGTTTGATTTTTATCTTATCAAAGGCAATGATCCTACATTCTTGCTCAAGCACATCAAAATAGATCCAATAGATTTAATGAGTTCAGGTTATATACTTTACGACTTGAGTGAACTAAGAACTATATGTGGACTAGGAGATATCAATGTATTGACCAAACGTATCTTCAAAAGTTATGGTATTAAATACAAGCAACACTACACAGGAAGTGATTATCACAGAAGAAAAACACAGCGTAGAGTCCACAAACAAATTGAAACACATGAAGAATATGCAACCTTTAGCATCAGTAAAGCAAACACAGGTTGGATATTTAAAAGTAACTTTGACGATCCAAAAGAACAAAAAATATACAGAGATATGACTTTATTTTTTACCAAAGATGATCCAACATATCTCACACACAGAATAAAAATACCATTTGATAATATCGGATGGAGACAAGAATACATAGTCGACACTGAACTAAATTTTGAAGACAAAATATTGCTAGGTGAAAACGCCAAAAACATTACGTTTAAAATTGAGGAAATGAAATGACGAATCTAGTACCTATTACAGAATTTGATATTGTGTTTATCAGCTATGACGAACCAAATGCAGATGAAAATTACAGCGACCTATTAGAAAAATGCCCGTGGGCAAAACGCAGTCACGGAGTATGGGGCAGTGATGCTGCACACAAAGCCGCAGCCGCATTAAGTGAAACAGACCGCTTTATTACTGTAGACGCTGACAACATTGTTAGAGAAGACTTCTTTAATATTGAAGTTGATATGGATCGTGTTAGAGATGCAGATGTTATTAGTTGGGCAGGTAAGAATACTATTAACGGTCTAGTATACGGCAACGGCGGTATCAAGTGTTGGCCCGTTGATGTTGTTAATCGTATGCGTACACACGAAGCTGCACCAGCCAATGACAAAGCCGCACAAGTAGATTTTTGCTGGAACATACACTATGTACAAATGAACAATATCTACTGTGATGTTATGAATAACGGAAGTCCGCTACAAGCATGGAGAGCTGGATTTCGTGAAGGCGTTAAGATGGGATTAGAAGGCGGTGATGTAGTTGATCCTGATAGAATCAAACATATTTTTAGAGAAAACTACAAACGCTTAATGGTATGGATGACAGTTGGTGAAGATGTTACCAATGGACTATGGGCAATATATGGTGCTAGACTTGGATGCCATATGACTAACATTGTAAGAAATGATTGGGATTGGAAAAACGTTAGAGACTTTGATTGGCTCACGGAATATTTTAACAAAGAACTTGCTCCACAATTTGAAGGCGGCGAACAGTTGTGTCCACGTACAGGTATGATGTGGGATATGCAAAAACTAAAACAAGAAACTGTTAGATTAGGAGACGACATCAGAGGAAAGTTAGATTTAGAGATAGCTGATATTGGCGTAGACGGAAGTAGATTCTTCAAAACTGTGTATAAAAATCCTGCTAGACTTGGTGCTATGGTCAGAGAAGATCAAGTGGAAGACAGCCTTGAATAAAACCGTTGTACTTGTAACAGGAGGATTTGATCCGTTACATTCAGGTCATATTGAATATTTTAAAGCCGCTAAACAACTAGGCGACAAACTAGTTGTGGGTTTGAACAGCGACGAATGGTTAATTCGTAAAAAAGGCAGACCTTTTATGTCTTTCCAAGAACGTAGTAAGATTATAAGTGCGCTAGAGTGCGTTGACACAGTAATTAGTTTTGATGACAGCGACGATACTGCCTGCGGAGCCATTTATAAAACTCTTGCTACACACGGAAATATAAAAGTTATCTTTGCTAACGGTGGTGACAGGAACAATATTACTACACCAGAATACAAAACTTGGGGAGATCATCCCGATGTGAAATTTGCCTGGGGTGTTGGAGGAGACTACAAAGCCAACAGTAGTAGTTGGATATTAGACGAGTGGAAGACACAAAAGACTGAACGTGAATGGGGGTACTGGCGTGTACTAGATGACAAAGGCACAGTCAAAGTAAAAGAACTTGTGATCAATCCAGGATGCAGTCTAAGTGATCAACGTCATATGCACAGGCGTGAACATTGGTATATACTAAGTGGAAGTTGTAAAATAGAAATAGAGAAGGATGATATTATACAAACAAATGCAGGTAGAGATCAAACTGTTCTATTGACACAAAACAAAACACATGTTATTAATGTATATGACTGGCATCGAGCGTACAATCCTTATGACGAACCTTGTCACATATTAGAAGTTCAATACGGTAAAAAATGTATTGAAGAGGATATTGAACGTAGATGACAGATAAAAATAACTATGAGTTAGACCCAGATCCAGAAACAGCGGCAGAGTTAGTAAAGCCAAAACTAGACGAAATTAGCCCTACTATGTGTATGGCTAAATGGTTGTGGACTAGTGTTCATTTAACTAACGGAACTACCAACAGTTGTTTCCTTCCACCTATACACAAAATTGAAGTAGATAATATTGTAAACAATCCTAAAGGATTGCACAATACTCCACAGAAAAAAGAGCAACGTCAGATGATGCTAGACGGTGAACAGCCGGATGGTTGTAGCTACTGTTGGAACATCGAAAAGATGGACAGATCATTTAACAGTGATCGTCACTATCGCAGTAGCGAGCCTTGGGCTCAGGCTGGATGGGATGATGTAATACAAACAGGAGCGCAAGGAGATATTGAGCCACGCTTTATGGAGATCAATTTTAATCATGCTTGTAACTTAGCATGTAGTTATTGTAGTCCACATTTAAGCAGTAAGTGGGCAGAAGATATTGAACAGCATGGTCCTTATCCTACTAAAGTACCGCACAACAGCATTGACTATTTCAAACAAATAGGGCAGTACCCTATTCCAAACAGAGAACACAATCCATATGTGGAAGCATTTTGGCAATGGTGGCCTGAACTATATCCTAAGCTACAGAACTTTCGCATGACAGGCGGCGAGCCGCTTATGGATAAGAATACATTTCGTGTACTAGATTATGTAATAGACAACGGCAGAGATGATTTAGAAATGGCTGTTACAACTAATGCTAGTGTTCCTGATAAACTGTGGAATAACTTTGTAGACAAAGTTAGTTTTATCAGTGAGTATAAAAAACTCAAACGTTTTAGAATATTTGTTAGTGTCGACGGATGGGGCGATCAAGCTGAATATATGCGTCATGGATTAGATTTTGATCGCATGTGGAACAATGTGCATAATTACTTGAGTAGAGTAGACGAAGGTCTTGTTACGTTTATTGTAACATTTAACATGCTTAGTTTACCCAGCATTCAGAAATTATTAGAGGGCATATTAGAACTACAAAGGGTACACAATGTAACTAAAAGTAGACGTGATGCAGATGGCAATATTGTAGTGTATGGACATCACAAAGTATTTTTGGATACACCTATGCTACGTTATCCTGAATGGCAAAGTTTACAACTTACACCAGAAAGTCATTGGCACTACGCAGATGAAGCACTAGAATTTATGAAAGCAAACGAAGATCAACATAGAAAAAGTAGATGGGTAGGATTTAAACCGCATCAAATCGAACGTTTTGATCGCAGTATTGAGTTTATGAAACAAGGCTTTGATAGCAGTGAACAAAAACAAGAAGCACAAGAAAACTTTATAAGATTCTTTGGTGCACACGACTACAGAAGAAACACAGACTTTAGTGCAACATTCCCTGAATTTGCAGAAGTGTTTGCTAAATGGAAAGAGAAATATAATGTTTAAAAATGTAGACTATATACGTGAACGTGAAAATATGAAAGAGCGTTATGGCTGTGATACTATGTGTACAGCTAAATTCTTTACTAGTACAATATATCTACAAAGTGGTCAAACACACAGTTGTTATCATCCATTGCCACATCAGATTCCATTGGAAGAAATTAAAGATAACCCTAGCGCACTGCACAATACCAAACATAAAATTGAACGCCGCAAACAAATGATCTTAGGAGAGCGTCCTAGTGAATGTAATTACTGCTGGCGTGTAGAAGATATGGGCGACGAATACATCAGCGACAGAGTAATCAAAAGTAAAAATGAACTATTGCTTACTCCAAATGCACATGAAAAAATACAAGAAATGGGATGGGATCACAACTATCAGCCCACTTATCTAGAAATTAGTTTTGGCAATGAGTGTAATATGAAATGTGCATACTGTCATCCCAAGGCTAGCAGTGCATGGCAAAAAGAAATGATGCAAGGTCCATTGGAAAATGCAGAACATTTACAAGTATTGGATGAGAAAATCTATCCAGAAGATGATAACCCATATGTAGAAGCATTTTGGGAATGGTGGCCATACCTGCGCAAGTCACTCAAAGTAATTCGTGTCACAGGCGGCGAACCACTGCTACAACAAAACGTTTGGAAGTTTTTTGACAGACTCGAGAAAACAAACGAATGTGCTGATATGATTGTACAGCTCAATACAAATCTAAATGTAAAGACCAAATTGGTCGAGCGAATGATTACCAAAGTAAACAAATTGTTAAAAGAGAAAAAGATCAAAAAATTTGCACTGTACAGCAGCATTGAAAGTTGGGGCGATAGAGCCACTTATGCCAGAAGCGGATTAAACTTAGAATTATTTGAAACAAATCTCAAACTTATTATGCAAAAGCTAGGACATCATCATGTAGACGACTTTAGCGGCATACAGATTATGAACACATTTAATATCATGTGTGTTACCAGCTATGTAGAGTTTTTAAAGAAAATCGACGAGTGGAGAAGAGAACTACAACACGGAAAAGAATATCCTAAGGTAATGTTTGACATTCCACACTGCACTGAACCTAATCATTGGACACTAGTAGGATTACCGGATCGTTATGATGAATATTTTGATCTAGTAACTGCTTATTTTGAAAAAAACAAATGGAAAAGCAACTGGCAAAAATATCCCAAGGATCAACACGACGATAATTATTTTAACTACTACAGTGAAGAAGAAGTAAAAAGCTGGCAACGAGTTGTGAGTATGTGGAAAACAATATGTGAAAAACGTAGTAAAGTAAATACTGATGCATACTTACAGCCCAGAGAAATAGATGATGCAAGACGTAACTGGATATTGTTTATTAAAGCCACAGACAAACGTAGAAACACAAACTTCAAAAATATCTTTCCTGAAATGAGTGACTATTACGATTTGTGTAGTACACTAGAAGATATTAGGTTTATGGAATACAACAGACAGTGTAAAGATGATCTGTTATCTGAAGACGAAATAGATTTTCATTGGGACGATGATTTTGTATGGCATCATCCAGGCTTAGCTAATGCACTAATAAACTACAGAAAAGTTAGGAACTATCCTACTAAGATGTACAGTCATGATGAGCTGGTTGGAGAATTTGGACATGACGAAGAATAAAGACTATCTTGTTAATGAAAGCAAACATTTTTGCATGGCACCATGGGTAACAATGCATTTGTGGCCCAGTGGGGAAGCAATGCCATGCTGTGTGGTTGTACCAGATGAAGACACACCGTTTAGTGGCAAACTTGGAAACATACAAGACAACAGTATAAGTGACTTATGGAACAGTTCATTGATGAAGGAACTGAGAACTAACATGCTAGCTGACAAACCCAGTCAGACATGTGAACGTTGTATCAAACAAGAAGCCGCAGGCAACCAATACACACTTAGACGAGAATTAAACAAAGACTTTTCTGATTATTTTTATAGAACACAAGACACTAATCAAGACGGCAGTCATGATGATCCTAAAATTTATTATTGGGATGTAAGATTCAATAACTTGTGCAATTTACGTTGTTTGAGTTGTAGTGTAAAGTTTAGCAGTAGTTGGTATAACGATAGTGTTAAAAGACACGAGTACGATGGACCTGCACTGCTACAGTTACCAAAAAGTTTTTGGGAAGAAGCATTGCCTCTGATTGGCGAAGTGCAACATGCGTACTTTGCAGGCGGCGAGCCATTGATGACAGAAGAACATTATCGTATGCTAGATACATGGATTGAAGCAGGTAATACTGATTTAAAAATAAGTTATACCACAAACTTTACAAAAACTAGATTAGGCAATCGTTATATCTTTGACTATTGGAATAAGTTTAGCAATGTACATGTGGGTGCAAGTTTAGATGACAATTGGGAACGTGCAGAATATTTGCGTAAGGATACAGTATGGACTGATATTGTACAAAATCGCAAAGACATGATCAAAGACAGTCCTGACACAAGATTCTTTTTGAGCAGTACAATAGGTATTTTTAATGTACTACATTGGCCTGACTTTCACAAGGAATGGATTGAAGAAGAACTAGTAGATCCTATCGACTTTAACTTAACTCTACTCACACATCCTGAGTATTTGAGTATGACAGTGATGCCAACTGAATTTAAAAAACGTGTAGAAAAACGTTGGTTAGAACACAGAGACTATATTGAAAAAGCATTTTATCATGCTCATCCTGATTGGGACTATAGACCAGATCACATGCAAAGTATGATTGATGGATTGCTTAAATATCTATGGAGCGAAGATAATTCTCAACTAATAGATAGATTTCACGATGAACAACGCTGGATGGATAAGATCCGCAATAACAATTGCTATGATGTCTATACTGAATTAGAAGAACTTAAAACATATGGCGATCATTATGAAAAAGTAGCAAACCGAGGATGGTAATGCAAAACGAAAAATATAATTTAACAGAGAGCAAAACCTTTTGCATGGCACCATGGATACACATGCATGTGTGGCCCAATGGTCGTGCTTTTCCTTGTTGTTTGGCTGATCACAGTTATGGCAATGACTACGGAAATACTAACACTAATACACTAAGTGAACTGTGGAACAGCGATCTAGCAAGAACACTTAGAAGCAATATGTTGGCTGATAAAAAGACCAGTGCATGTAATCGTTGCTATGAACTAGAAGCAGATAGTAATGCATACACACTGCGAAAAAATATGAATAATCGTTTTGCACATCATTATTGGAGAACCAATGATACACAACAAGATGGTACTTATGACACTGTAAACTTTACATATATGGATTTTAGATTTAGTAATATGTGTAATATGAGTTGCCGTAGTTGTAGTCCTACATTTAGTACACAATGGTATGACGACTTTATGAAAGAATTTGGACATGTTCCAGATGATGTTGCACCTCAAAAGTTTATCCAACTCAAAAACAAACCAGGCTTCTTAGAAGAATTGCGTCCTTATTTAGACACAGTTGAAGAAGTATATTGGGCAGGCGGTGAGCCAATGGTCACTGACATGCACTGGGATATTATGAATCATTGGGTTGAAACAGGACATGCAGAAAATGTAAGCATACTGTATACCACAAACTTTAGTCAACTTACATATAAAAATCAACACATATTTGACCTATGGCGCAAATTTAAAAGTGTAAAAGTTAGTGCTAGTTTAGATGGCATGGGCAGTCGTGCTGAGTACATTAGAAAAGGCACAGTGTGGCAAGATATAGAAGATAATCGTATTGCAATGAAAGAACAATTGCCCAACATCTTCTTTGATATTTGTCCTACAGTAAGCATGATGAATATTTTACACTTACCTGATTTCTTTGAAAACTGGACTGAAAGAGGATTGCTTAACGCTGGAGAAGTAAGACTAAACAATCTACTAGATCCGAAGTTTTTAAGTGTACAAACACTTCCTACAGAATATAAAAAGCGTGTAACAGATAGATGGGAACAGCATTTAGAATGGTTACTAAAACGAGATGACTTTTGTCCAGATCATTGGCCCGCCAATGAAATTATTGATAGTGGACAGGGTACTATAAACTTTATGAATAAAACTGATAGGACTGAATTACTGCCTGAAACTATCAAAGAGTTTGAAAGATGGGATCGTATTAGGAATGAAAATTGGCTAGAAGCACTTCCTGAATTAGAATGTATTGGAGCATATCGTGAGTAGCACTTATTGTTTATATCCTTTTACTAATCTAAACAGCAACACAGAAGGCAGTGTAAAACTGTGTTGTAGTATCAATGAAAACATTCATGCAACAGGTGGCGATGGCCAAGAACTAAACTTCGGCACACACAGTATTGACGAGATATGGAACAGCGATTATATGACAACTGTTCGTAAGCAAATGCTAAATGGTGAACGTCCAGAAGCGTGTGCCGTTTGTTGGAGACTAGAAGACAAAGGTATACAAAGCAGTAGACAAAGTGCATTTGGTGAGCTAAAAGAATGGGCTAATCCAAAACACTATCAAGTTGTTAAACCTCCATTACCACAAAGTTTAGAACTTAGACTAGGACACTTTTGTAATCTACGTTGCAATAGTTGCTGGAGTTTAAGCAGTGATAGAATTTATAATGAACGTAAAAAAATTCTAGCAGTTGATAAGAATCTACCAGGATGGATGCGCAACGAATGGTCATATGAAATTGATCTAGCTGATGCTAGTAATTGGAATTGGTGGATGAGTGATGAGTTTGATAAAACTATACGCAAACTTGCTCCCACCCTTAAACGTTTGTATCTCACAGGCGGTGAACCTACACTTATTAAACGTAATATCGAAATTATGCAAATGATATTAGAAAGTGGAAACACTGATTGTTATATTGCACTTACAACAAATTTAACAACTTGGAATGAAATATTTTTCCAAACAATGAGACGCTTTAAACACGGAGAGTTTCAGATCAGCATTGATCATTTATATGACAGGAACTATTACATACGTTATCCTACTCAGTGGGAAAAGATAGAAACGCACATGGTGCATATCTATGACAACTTCCCTCCAAGTTGGAAAATTAAACACTACACAGTATTTCAAAATTACAATTGGGACGCAATTCCTGATATGTTAGATTGGGTACACAAACACAGAAGTTATTGGAGCAAAGAAGAACATCAGCGTCAATATATTTGGAGTCCTATTATACTTGATAGTCCAAATTATTTGGATGTTCGAACTATTCCTTTGCATATTAGACAAGAAGCTGCGGATATACTGGAACAGTATAAACCTAACTATGATGTTCCAAATATATATTGGCAACATGGTAGTCAACAAGCAATTAAAATCCTCAGAGATGATACACTAGATGAAGAAGTAAGAATTGAAAGATTGCAAAAGTTTAGAGAATACTGCGACACAATGGATAGAAATAGAGGAACAGTTTGGTACAAAACTTTTTTAAATATTGCACAAAAGGTACTAAACGATGACGCATGAACTTATCAGGATTGAACAAGCAGGCGAACCGTTTGTAAACATAACATGGCAAGTTAGCAATTTGTGTAACTTTCGTTGCACATACTGTAATGAAAACAATTGGAATGGAAGCAATTTAAATTTAGACATAGAAGCTGTTAAGCAAGGTTTAACAAAGATCATAGACTATGAACTAAGCAGAGGTTATACTAGACTAAAAGTTTTCTTCTCAGGTGGTGAACCTTGTTATTGGAAGCCTTTGATTCCTGTTATGGATCACATACTAGCTAGTGGAATGAGTGAAGTCAAGTTTGCAGTAAACACAAATCTAAGTAGCAAAATGTCGTGGTGGGAAAAGAATGTACACTATTTTGATGATGTTGTTGCTAGTTACCATCCTGAGTTTGTAGACAGTGATCACTATATGGAAATCTATAAATTTTTAAGTGATAAAGTAAACTATCTATGTGGGCGTATGATGATGCACGAACCAACTTGGGATGAAGTTATTGACTTTAGTAAAAGACTAAAAACAGAAATGAGTGAACACAACTGGCGTGTAGAGTATGTACCTATCTTCGAAGAGCTCAGTCACACAACAAGGCCTTACAATTATAAAAATCCAGAACACAAGAAGTTTTTAGAAACAACCAACTTAGAACAAGATATTAAATACAACGTGCCTGCAAAAGCAGAAGGCATGGGCAGTATAGAAGTATACAATGACGGATCTACTCAGCCTATTAATTGTAACAGACTAGTAGCAGAAAGCAAAAACTTCTTCAAAGGATGGAAATGTCTAATACCAATGGAGAGTATCTTTATCAATTGTGAAGGCAAAATAGATATGGGTAGTTGTGGAGTTATGCCACAAGTTGGTAATTTATATGATCCTGAATTACAATTGGATTTACCTGACAGTATAATTTGTCCTAAGAGCCATTGTCACTGTGGTACAGACATTTATATTACAAAATACAAGGATAAAAATTATGAAGCAATTAGCACTTAATTACTTTGCTGCATGGAATGCACAGGATGCACGTTGGCTTACACATTTATTCGACAATGATGTTACACTAGTTGATTGGGATAACAGTGTGAGTGGGTTAATTGATGTAGTAGAGATGAATAGAAAAATATGGGCAGACGTTCCAGACATTAAAGCAACAGTACTAGACATTGCTGAAAGTGAACAACACTGTATTGCAAAACTACTGATACAAATAGACGATGATACTAGCATCGATGTAGTAGATGTGTTTACAATGAAAGACGGCAAGATCACCAGTATCAAAGCCTACAAAGGATAACATGGATAAACAAACTTATTGCGTACTACCTTACAATCACCTTAGCATTGATCCTCAAGGTCAAGTACGTCCTTGCTGTAACTATAACTTTCATAAACAAAGTTTTAAAGACACAGGATGGAAATTTAAAAGCATATGGGATAGTGATAACTTAAATGAGTTGTTGCAAGGTGAACCGCATATTGAATTAAGAAAAGATGTTGAAGCTAATCATAAGCATAGTTTCTGTGATAGATGTTGGGTAAGCGAAGATAATGGCGGTGAAAGCTATAGAAATATGTGGAACAATAGTTTTGGTTGCACTACACCCGAAACGTTTCAAAGACAAGTTAAGATTGAATATGTAGAATTTACACTAGGTAATAAGTGTAATATTCAGTGTAGAATGTGCAATCCTTGGAGTAGCAGTATGTGGGCAGACGAGATCTATAAAAACCCACAGCTGGACTTTTGGGAAACAGGAGCACATTTAGACAAAACAAAATTTGAATGGTATGATACGCCACAGTTTGATAAAATCTTCAATGAGATATTACCAACACTTAAACATGTAAACATGTTAGGTGGTGAACCTTTGTTTAATGCAAAGTATTATGACATACTACAAAAGATAATTGACAGTGGTAGAGCAGGTGAGATTGTACTACAGTTCAACAGTAATATGCTGGCTATTCAAGACAAAGTATATGATCTATGGCAACACTTTAAACTTGTGCAGATTAATATGAGTTGTGACGGTGTAGAAGGCGTAAACGAATATGTAAGGTGGCCTGGTAAATGGAGTAAGTGGGAACGTAATCTCAACAGAGTTTTTGAGTGGCAACAAAAGTTAGGCTCAGATAAACTAAGTTTACAGATACACAGTACACTCAGCAGTTTAACCTGGCTAGACTTAGGAAATTTGTATAGATACACACAAACGCTACCTATTATGTTCCAACTTCCGTTTTTAATTCAAGTAACACAACCAGCAATGATGGATGCAATCCACTTGCCGCAACCTATCAAAGACAAAGGATACGAGCAGGCTATACAAGCACTAGAGAATAGTGGTGCAGAAGAGTGGGAAGTAAGTAATAATCGCAGTTTGTTAGAACATGTAATGAATACAGAACGCAATCCTGATTTATGGGAAATGTTTATTAACGAAACTAATAAACTAGACAAAGTGAGAAATCAAAGCATACTAACATATGTTCCGGAGTATCAAGAATACTGGCATGAATAATATAATACCTGCAACTGATTTGTATAGACCGTTACGTGATCTAATAAGAGACCAAGGGTTAATCAGACAACTGATTAACCAAGGTAATAAAAAGTGTTTGGTAATGGATACACCATATAATAGACCAGATGCAAATGGCGTTCCATTTGATCAAATAACACACTTTGAACAATTAGATCAGATACACAGCGATATCTGGCCAGACGTGATTACAGGAGAAATAAAACTAGTATTCATGTTTACAGATTGGTGGCATACAGTAAATCAACATGAAACCAATTTACAAAAAAGTGGCAACTTGTTGAGCATTGATCTTTACAATGTTTGCTACAGACTTTGCAAACAACACAACATACTAAACAACAGTGTGTTTATAAGTCCTAGCAGTATCAAAGATGTTGTACAACATGAAGATTGGCCCATTGTACACTACAATGAACCTTTTAATAGATATTTTGAATATACCAATGGTTACACCATACAAAATGTAGATAAATTTAACAAACATTTTTTATGGCTAAACAGACGTTGCAGAGAACATAGACTGTATGCACTGCATCAAGCAAATCAAATGAATCTGTTTGATAATTGTATATACAGTTTACATGACTTTAGTGAACAGCCATGGCAAGATGAAGATATAATTAGATTTCTCAGAGAATATTTGCCTGAAGATCAAATTGATCTCGGGTTTAGAACACTAACTAAAACACTAGATCAAAACTACGATCCTGTTGAAGATATACAATACAAAGAACAAATACATGACTTAGATTACTTTAGTGAACGCACATATTTGCACATTGTCGGCGAGTTTAATTGCAGTAATCAAAAAGTATTCTTGACAGAAAAAGCTAGTAGACCAATAGTAATGGGCAAACCATTTGTTATGTTCGGAGACCGCGGCGGGTTAGACGAGTTACGCAGTTTAGGATTTAAAACGTTTGATAAATTTTGGGATGAAAGTTATGACACACTGCCTACTGCTAAACAGCGCATGGACGGCATGTTGCAAACACTAGACTACATAAGAAACAACATAGATATTCAACAAGGATATTCTAACGAAATGTTACAAGTGTTACAACACAATATGGATTTGTATCACAATGAATACAAACAGCAACAAATAAAAAAACTAGAGCAAGTATTTCAATGAAACCCAAACACGTTATACAACAAGTATCTGATATGAATATATGGCATGATGCAGTGTGGGTAAACATTCAACAACAAACATTCTTTGTGCCTATATGGCGTAATGGTAACACAGAATTTATGCATCTAGCAGAGCAGTTTGGCTATACATTAGAAAAGTATTTTGATCTTACTGGTTATACGGGTTATGCATTTGTGAGACATCCTAGTAAAAGACTAGCAGGACAAATATGGAGAGCAATGCAAAATCAACAGTTTAGTTTTGAACAGTGTGTTGATTATATTATGCAGGGAGACTTGTCTAAAGATCCTCATTTTAGAACACAACAAAGTTTCTTACAAGACTATGATGTTGAATACCTAATAGACTTAGACGATATGCAACCCACAGGACATCAACATATCGACGCAGTGATCAAACATATGAAACAGCCCAAAGAGATTGTACGCAGTGCAATTGATCAACAACAACGACAAGAGATTCAACAGCAATTGGACAACACACAAATAATCAACAAGTATCAACAAGACTGTGATCTAGTAATGCCAACAGTTGGCATAGTAGGTGTAGGAAATATTGGCAGTGTGTTATACGATGTCCTAACACAAAACAATATACAAGTCAAGAGGTATGATGTAAAAAAACAATACGATACTATTGACAGTTTGCGTGAGTGTGATATAATATGGATATGTGTTGACACACCAACTGTTGACGGTGAGAAAGATTTTGACTACACAAATCTACGTTCAGCAATCAGTAACTTTTCAAACAAAACAGTTATTGTTGGTTGTACTGTTAGCCCTGGAACTTGTGCTACGCTACAAACAGATTGTAATATTATATACATGCCTTTTTTAATCAGTCAAGGTAATATTACACAAGGCTTACAAGATCCTGACTGTTGGTTTATTGGCGGCGATTATCACAGTGGTGTAAGTAAACTAGTAAAATCATTCAGCAGTAGTACACAGCATTGGGGAACTTGGCAAGAAATAGAGTTAGCCAAAGCACTGTACAATGCATGGATAATACAAAAAATAAACTTTGCAAACTGGGCAGGAGATCTAGCTGAACACGTAGGCAATGCAGATGCTACAAAAGTAATGCAATGGCTAGGAGAGTCAGACAAACTAATCACAAGTAATGCATATATGAAACCAGGATGGGGAGACGGCGGTCCTTGTCATCCAAGAGATAACCTAATGATGAGTTGGGTTAGTAGAGATTTAAACTACGACCCTGCATGGAACCAGCATACAACTAGACTAGCACAAGCTGAACTGATGGCACAACGTGCAGTAGCAACAGGTTTGCCTGTGATTATACTGGGCAAAAGTTACAAGCCCGGTGTGGATAGTACAGAAGGCAGTTACAGTTTGGTTGTAGCTGAGTATATACAAAAGATGGGTGGTACAGTATACTATGAAGATCACTTGACACAGGGTGATTATTGTTATATACTAGCACATGGTAAATGGTACAATCATGAACCGTCTACAAACAGTAAAGTGATAGACCCTTGGTAATAAACGAAGCTAAGTGTTGCAGAGTATGTGGCAGCACAATAACTAAAGTTGCTGACTTTGGAAGCATACACATCAATGACTTTCCAAAACAGATAAATGACAGTCCGGGCAGTGCGCCTATGATATTGGATCAATGCAACAGTTGTGATCTAGTACAGCTAAGACACACTGTAGATCCTAACGTATTGTATGGTAATCACTACTGGTACGAAAGCGCACTTAATCCTAAACTAAAACAAAACCTGTTGGATATTGCTGAGTATGCAAATGCTCACAGTGATGCAGGTGATGCGATCTTAGATATTGGTGCAAATGATGGTACACTGCTCAGTGGTGTGCTTGAAGACAGAATTAGAATAGGCTGTGAACCTGCCAGCAACTTATGGAGCAAGTGTGCTGAACATTGTGATGTGTTGTTGCCAGGTATGTGGGATAGTGGTAACCTCAAACACAAGTGTAAGATTGTAACAGCAATTGGCATGTTTTATGACATGGATGATCCTAACGATTTTATCCGAGGTATAAGTGATGTATTAACAGATGATGGTGTGTTTGTTGCACAGCTAATGACACTCAAGCCTATGCTGGACAAAAGTGATCTTGGCAATGTGTGCCACGAGCATTTAGAATACTACAGCTATCGCAGTCTTGTAAAGCTATATGAACAAAACGGACTACAAATCAACGATATAAAGTTCAATGACATACAAGGCGGCAGTTATCAGATATATGCAGGACACTATCACAGCGGTAGTATTGATCACTATGAAGATACAAAACAACAGTTATCAGATTTTGTAAGCACAGTAGAACAAAATGGTAAGCTGTTGCGCAGTGTACTCAAAGACAAACGCAGTCAAGGACTCAAGTGCTATGTGTTTGGTGCTAGTACCAAAGGCAATACCATGTTACA